TCAACGGCAAGCCGATACGCTCGCCAGCAACTGCCGCTCGTACCCGATCCGCTGCCGGCGTTCGGCCAGCAGCGCGCGCACCTTCAGCTCCAGTCCGTCGGACTTCTTCAGGCCAGCAGCTGCCCAAGGCGGCACCGCCACCTCCTGCGTCCGGCACGGCACCTGCACGGGCACCCCCACTCGCACAGCGCGCACCTCCGTCTCCCGGCCGGCGCACCCCGCCAGCAGCAGGACGAACAGCAGAACCTGCAACACCTGCACTTTTTCCCAGGTCCTGCACTTTTCTGCAGGTCCTGCGGATTTAAGCGGAACCTGCGCCTTCATAGCCCCAACTCCTGATCAATAATGGCCGTGGCGGCCGCGCACTGATCGCCGCCGGTCCGCTCCTGCAAAAGCCGGTTAGCTGCGGCGCTGTCGGCCCGAGACAACTCTCGGGCGTCGGCCTGGGCCTGGGCGGCACGCCGCTCCCGCTCCTGACCGGCCAGCACCAGGTCGCCGAGCTTCCTGCCCTGCTCCACCGCCAGCGTTTCCAGGTTGGCCCGGCCGGCCTTGGTGGTGGCCAGGTCGTCCTGGGCGGCATCGAGCAAAGGCCGGTAGTGGTCCGCGGCAAGCCAGACTCCAAGACCGGTGCCGGCGGAGATCAGCAGGCCGGCCAGCACCAGGGCGCCGGTCAGTTTCTGTAATGGCGTAAACATCGCTAGTCCTCCCAGTCAGGCAGATCCACGGTATGACCGGCCAGCGCATGCGTGCAGTCGCCGAGGAATTGAATGCGGCCATCAGTCACGAATGAGTGGCACACGAACGGGCGCGGCTCGACGTGACCGCCAGCCATCAAGATCGCGTGCTCCTCTTCGGTTACACGCTGAGCGCCGCGAACAAGAATCGACGGTGTAAACGTTGGCGTGTCGACATTACCGTTCCACCCCCACCGGGGGCCGGGGCCTGAACCATGCTGAATGCTGTGCATTTGCTTGCAGCCTGGGCACTCGAACCACAGAGAGCCATCGGCGGCAGTAGCCAGAATGCGGGACAACCTACGGAAGTAGCTCATGCCAGCGCCCGCCGCACGCCATCATCCAGCACGTCGGCCGGGTATTCGTACCCTGCGTTTTCGTGATGGATGATCGCTTTGACGAATCCGGCCATGATCGGGGCCTGAGTCAGATCGATCTCTGCCCCGGGCCTGGTACCGGTGTTGGCCTCGACGGCGCGCACGTAGGCGGCCGTGTCGTTCTCTACTGCCGGTGCCCAGCGACTGATGATCGCCTTCACGGTCTTCAACCCGTGCTTGCGCTGGTAGGTAAGCAGCACCTTGCCCAGGGCTCGGATACCGTTCTCCGGTGTATCGAACCTGGCGAACCGCTTCTCAAGCGCTGGGTTGGGTGGGAGCTGACCCTGCCACTGGTTGGCGGGGTTGTAGTCGATGTTGCCGGGGTTGCAGTTACGCACCCCGCGCGTTTCGGTGGTCGGCATACTTTTCTCCAGGCGAAAAAAAGCCCGCTCGGTGGCGGGCACTTTGCATTCGGTATTGCGCTACTCGGATTCTTCAGCCGCCAGCATTGGCGCTGCCGCTATCTCCGGAATTGCTGGCTCTACGGGCCAGGCCGGCGCGGTTGGCCAGGTCGTCTGGGCGGTGACTTTGCCCAGGGCAAACTTGTAGGCCTTCCAGGTTTTCAGGTTCACAGCCAGGGCGGCCTGCTCGGCGGCGTCCTCTGGCGTGGCTTCGCCGGCCTCGATGCCGTAGCCAAGGGTTTCGATCCGATCAGTGATGCGGTCGATCTGCGCCGCGGCCGTGGCGTTTCTTGCAGCCAGCTGCGCCTTAGATTCAGCCAGGCGTTCAGCCTGGGCCTCCGCTGCCTTCATTTCTGCGGTGATCAGCTGTGACCAATCGATCTGCCCAACTGATGGTGTCGACGTGTCATCTACAACCACGGGCTCGCCGCCGGGCAGCGGCTCAGGAAATGCAACCTTCCCGTCCGGAACGGCGATCAGATCGCGCGGAAACATCTGCTCCTGGCTGAAGTTCGCAGGGAACGGGAAGCGCAGCGTGACCACAAGCTCACTGTCGATCATCTCGACCGGGCCGGGCTTGAACCACATGGATTCAACGGCTTCGCCGGGCAGCGTGTCACCTGGCTTCATCCTCGAGAAATCGAAAAGAACCCCGTTGATCGTCAGCGTGTTGCCATCCTTCACAACGTTGTACGGCTCATCGCCGCGCTGTGGACAGAGTTTGATAATCATCAGAACCACCTCCCAACGGCGAAAAGAGTCGCAAGCTTTGCGCCCGCCGCAAGCGGGGTTGCCGATGCAAATCTCACGACCTCACCCGCAGTGGTCCCACTTACGCTCGAGCCGAAAAGGAACGTGTCGTCGCGAGCGGTGATGAGCACATTCGGCCGGGCGATGAAGGGAGCCTGGAAACTCCAGGTAATCCATCCAGACACATACACACCCATCTGCGGGGCATCGATCGCGGTGTAGTAGTTCATGGTGATCCAGCAGTGCTGGGTCCCATCGGCCCAGCGCACGTACCGCCCGTTCACCCCATTCCCCGACTCGATGATCGCGCCGGTAGGAACCCCGCCGCTTTGGGAGACAGGGCCAACAATGGCGGCAGCGGCCAGCTTTGTCGCGGTGCCGGTGGTATTGCCGGTGCCCCCCTTGGCCAGGGGCAAAATATCGTAGTTGCCGGTCGTGCCCAGCGCAGCCATTTTCGCGCCATAGGTGTTCACCCAATCGCGCACCTGGTCGGCCAGGCCTTTCTGGTAACCCTGTACCGGCATGATTGCGTAGGAGGCGCCGGAAGCCGTGGCACCCTGGTAAGCCGGGGTGATCGAGATCACCGTATCGCTTGCGACGTTTGCCAGCTCGTACTGGCGGCCATCAGGGCCGATGAACGCATCCCCCACCCGGGTGTTTGCAGCAAAACCAGTTCCGGTTCCGGTAACCGTCGTTGAGCCGTTCGTAACGGCCACGGTCCCCGCTCGAAGCCAAGCCATGGGTTTATCCTTTCGTTGGGCAATAAAAAACCGGCTCATGGCCGGCTGGTTATCGGGTTGTTCTCAGTTGTTCATCTTGGCGAAGACCGCCGGGAGGAAGAAGGCGATCGGGTTCGCCGAGGAAATCGTGATCGCGTACAGCGTGTTGTTCGGGAAGTCCCACCAGCAGTAGAGGTTCCGAGGAATGCCACTACCCGAAGTCATGTTCATACCGAAGTTGTTCAGCAGCAGGAACTCGTTCTGTGGGAAGTTGAACGGCACGGTGTAGTAGATCCGTGTCAGGCCCTGCGGGTCCTTGTCGTCCTTGACGTAGCTCCAGTTCTGGAAGGCGCGAGTGAAGGTCGCCGCGGAGGTGCCCGAGTCGAACAGCAACTTCCCGGCACCATCCCATAGGCGAGCCCCGTACTGCGCCACAGGCTGAGCCGCGAAGGCCGCAACGAAGTAGCGCCCGTTCGGCTGCGCGGTGTCCGCGCTGTAGGCCCGGACATAAAAGCCGGTCCAGTTCCCCGCTGATCCCGTCAGGCGCATCCGACACAGGCCGGCGACGCCATTCACCGTGTCAGGCCTGATGAACACAAGCGGCGGTTCCTGGGACGTCACAGGCCGAACGAAGGTTGTGGTTGACCCAAGCCCGCCCTCCTCCGTCGGCGCATAACGCCCCGTGGAGATCACCATCAGCCGGGCGAACTCCGAGTCGAGCGTCACCACGTCGCCATTGTTCGTGAACTGCATTCCGTAGCTCATCAGCTCCACCTCATCACGATCAAGCGCATGGTGCCGGAAGACGTGGTGCTCGCGGCAAAGGTGCGAGTGTGGTTGTAGACCCTAACCACCCCGCTCAGTACCTCGGTTTCAAACTGCAGGTTGCTGTCGCCGTAGGTGCCAATAGGAACGACGATGGCCGTTCCGTTACTCGGCCCAACGCCAGGCACGGCAAAATCCTGACTGCTCTTGGGAGCCCCCACCGCGAAGGTGACCAGCGTCGACAGCGCAACACGGATGGTGAAGGAGTTCTCGTCGACCTGGAGCGCGCCGTCGGCGCCCCAGATCCTGATTCCGTAGCTCATGCGGCCAAGTTCCCCCACTGATAGCGCTTCACGCCGTTCTCATCGAACACCTTGCCACCGTTGTTGTTGATGATCTGGCGAGCGCCGGCGCCCAGGGCGCTGTTGATCTCGAACGTCCCGTCAAACCACAGCCGCCACCCGGTGCTGCCGGCGACGTAGTTGTTCGACTGGATGTAGTTGCCGATCTTGGCGTTGGTGATCGTGCCGTCCTGGATGAACGCCGAGTTGATGAATGTCTGCCCACCGGTGACCGCGAACGGCGACACTGGCGTGCCGTTGGCCAGGTTGAGCAGCATGAATGTGTCCGCGCGCACAACGAACTGCGACGAAACCCCGGACGGATCGACCTGAAGGCCCAGGCCAAACGAGGCCGCATACTTCTGGCCGCCAGTGGTGGTCTCCATCTTCACCGACCAGATGGTGGACAGTTGGCCGTTGGTGTTCGCCAGGGCTGAAGACGTTTCCTGGATCGCCGAAGTGTTCGCACCCACCGTGGCCTGCAGCTGTGTGGTGCGAGTGGCCTCAGCCTCGATCGCAGAAGCTCGGACCTTCTCCTCGGTAACGATCGCCGCGGTGTTGTCCCAGCCCTTCATGGCATCGGCCAGGTCGCCGGCGCCGTCATCTTCCCGCCAGGAGGCGCGGAGCGTGTTGGTGGAGTTCGCCTGAGCCGTAACCACCCCGTCCAGCTCGGTGATATCGGCGGTGTTGGTCGCCACCTGTTGCGCCAGGCCGTTGGCCGTCTCGATCGACTGGCCCACATCGAGCCAGTAGGTCGGGTTCGGCGGTGGCGTGTTGAGCGGCACCGCCTGCAGGGCCTGATACAGCCGCTGCCCCTGCTGGACGATATCGTCCTTGATATACGTCTTCTCGGCGTCGTACAGCAGGATGTTGTCCAGTGCGTCGATCTGGTCCTGCAGGCCGTCGATTTCCGAGATCAGGTCCTGGCCAAGTTCCGTGCGGCTGATTTTGCCCGCGAGCATGTCGAGGATCGGCCCGGCCTCCGAACTGGCCTGGCCCATTACCCCGTTCACGACCGGATAAAACGGCCCGATATTGCCGGTCCGATCCACCAGGCGCGCCCAGAAGAAGAAGGTTGCGCCTGCCAGCAAGCTCTGCATGCGGTAGTCGGCCTGCGGATACGCCAGGTCGGCCAGCTTCGTAGCGGCACCCAGGTCGTTCGCAGGTCCATACCAGACCTCGGTCCGTTGGGTGTCCTCAGCGCCGACCGGGAATCCCCATTTGATGCCGATCCCGAACAGCTCGCTGGTGGTAGTCAGGAACGACACCGACGGTGGCAGACCTTCCTTGCCGCTGAGCTGGGTCAGGCTGGACGCCTTCCAGATCGACGAGATATCGAAGGCGCTCACTGCCCGCACCCGCGCCAGGTAGGCGCCGGCGTAGATCCCGGTCACGTCCACGCTGGTCGCGCCAGTGCGCTGCACCTTGATCCAGTTCCCGTTGTCCTTGCGCCACTCCACGTCGTAGGCCACAGCGCCGTTCACGGCTGGCCAGGAGATGTTCATGGTGCTGACGGCAATGCCCTGGTCGACCGCGTAGTTCGATGTCAGGGTAACGCTTGCCGGCGGCGGTACGACAGTGATCGGGATCACGCTGATCGGCCGCTCCTCGAGGCGAGCGCCGGTGTCGATGAAAGCGAACTTGCCGGGCTCGTACTGCAGCGCGCTGATCTCGAAGTCACCCTCGGTGGTGCGCTTGGTGCTCAGCACTCGGTAAAGCGGAATCGCCAGGTCGTCAGCATCGAGCGCCCACTGCAACTGCGGCGAAGGCGGCTCGCTGTAGGCCGTAGTCACCGTGACGGCGCGCCCGGCGACGCTTTGCACGGTCCGGCCTTCGGCGCGCCCACCTGGTAGGTTGATGATCAGCCGATCGCCGGCTTTGGCCTGGGTATCGCGGTCGAGCGTTACCACGCGGCCAGCAGACGCCGAGATCCGCCCGCCAACAGCCCTACCGGCGAGCAGCGAGTCAGCCACCGGGATGATGTGCCCAGGCAACGGAATCACGCCTTCCATACCGGTCTTGAAGCTGATGGTCCGGTCCTGGTTGTTGCTCAGGATCACCCACTTACCGCGGCGCTGTGCCTCCGAGGCACGGGTGCAGCCAATGGCCGTCAGTTCCGTGGGCTTGTCGCCAAAGCGGCGCTGCAGCTCCAGGTCCGCGAACGGAATGACGTCGGTGTCGTAGTTGTTCGCCGGGTTGTCGTAGCTGACCAGGGCCCGGGTGTACCGGGTCTTTGCCGAGGCGCTGCCGTAGGAGAACTTCCCATCGACGACGTTGGCCCGGGTGAAGACATAGTCATAGTCCTGGGCGCGCGGCATGTCGGCCTGCATCACCAGCTGACCCTGGGCCCAATAGGTCATGCCCCGGTAGATGCCGGCGATATCGCGCAGCAGCGACCAGGCATCGGCCTTGCCCTGCAGGTTCATGTCGCATAGAAAGCGCGGCTCCTGGCCACCGAGGCCGTTCGGCACATTCTGATCGCAGTACTGCGAGATCCGGTACAGCTCCCACTTGTCGACCATCCAGGGCTTGATGCGCTTGCCCAGGCCGAAACGATCCTCAGTGCAGACCCCGTAGGTGATCCACGCCGGGTTGTTGGTCCAGGCCTGCTTCATGGTGCCGTCCCAGGTCCCGGTGTAGGTGCGGGCCACGGGGTCGTAATTGCTCGGTACCTGCCACTTGCGCGCCTTGCACTTCACGGTGACGGCCGGGATGTTGGTGAACTGCTCGGCGTCGAACTCGATATACAGCAGCGCGGTGTTTGGGTACCGCAACTTCGCGTCGATCACCTCGGTCAGGCCGGCGATCAGCATGGTGTCGGCGACCTTGTTGCTGTTCTGGTTGGGCGTCATCCGGCGCACGCGAATCAGCCAGCCACTGGTGGCAGGCGGCAGATCGACGCGGCGGGACCGCTCGTAGCGAGTGGTGGTCTTGCCGTCCACCGCCTCGAGCAACACCTGCTGATAGGCACCGCCATCGGTGGCCACATCGATCGCGTACTCGATGCGATAGCCACCAACGTTCCCTTCGTCGTCCTGGCGCTGCAAGGCCGGCCAGGCGAACCGAACGCGCGCGGCCGACAGCTGGGTGTTGGTGATCGAACGCACCCACGGGGTATCGCTGCGTAGCTCGATGTTCAGCGTGGTCTCGTTTTCGACCGAGGGGATACCCGGAATGTACGACTGATCAACGGAGCCCGAGCGCCAGTCCCACTTCACGTTCGGGAAGTTGATATTCCCGCTCGCGTCCTTGATCGGCGTGTTATCCAGGTAAATGTCGTAGTCGGTCGGGACGCTGTCGAACTCGCCCTCGCCCACCGCGATCAGCATCTTGGCCAGGTTGGTCGAGCGCAGACTGTCGTTGGCTTCGGTCGGCGACTTCGGCTTGCTGCTGCCACCCTTTTCCCCGCTGATCTCGATTTGTGCTGCTGCGCCCATGCTTTCCTCCAGGCATAAAAAAGCCCGCTCAAGGCGGGCACTTCGACATACATCTTGTTTAGGCGGCATCCAGCCCCAGGGTCAACTGGAGCTGATCGCGCCAATACTCGACATCATGGACAAGTCTAGGTTTCTTCCAGCGAAATTTGGCGAGCTCCTTTCCGCTAAGGCTTGCAACGGCTTGAGCATCGCCCAGCCTTTTGCATGCTCGATCAAACTGCTGTTTCTCGTTCAGTTCGCCGCGCAGTAGTGCGTCAATGTGAAGGTCGCACCAGACAGCAAAGTCGTCATCCAGCCAGCGGGCGAATGCCACTGCCAGTTTGGGATGAAGCCATGTCCCTGCGACCTTGCCACCGCGCTCAGCGGCTACCAAACCAAAGTGGGATAATCCCACTTTGCTTTCTAAGCCTAGGGCTCGCCCAAGTGCAGTCATGTAGCGTTCGCTCGTCGGCAGACGAAGCCATTCTGCAGGCTTCTTTCCAAAGCGCTTCGCCACGTCTGTAGCGTTAATCCAGCCCTCGCTGTTGAAGCGAACGGCTTGACCTTCGTAGTGAAATGGAATGACGTTGTTCATGTTTAGCTCCTTCCGCCTGGGAAAGATGTGCAGACAGGGGCGTAGGCGGAGCAAAACCGACCCTTTTCGGTAGCGAACCTAGCCTGCACGGGTATCCCTCTCGGGATTCGTGGGCACAAAAAAGCCCCGGTGCGTAAAACGCTTCCGAGGCTTGATTACTGCCCGGATGACCTCTCGATCATTTCGGGTTCAGGGTGTCGGTTTCCCGACTATTTGCAGTCTCAGTTCTCATGAGGCTTTTTTACCTCCGGGAGACTGCAGACTGTCTTTCTTGAACACGTAAGGTTCTGGTTCGCCTGATGTTTCAGGCAATAAAAAACCCCAGGCGGGTAGCTCTGGGGTTTTTGAGGTACAAAAAAAGCGCTCAAGGCGCTTTGGGTATATCTGTCACAGTATGGGAAAATCCTGCCATTTTTCCCATCAAATCGTCTAGCGGGATTTCTTCAGGCACAAAAAAAGCGCCTTCTGGGCGCCCTATGATTACAACTCTGTCAACAATGCCTGAAAACTACCTGTTAACTGTCAACCCGTCAACCCGTCAACCCGTCAACCAATCACGTTTTGTCTTCGGCGTAGATCGATGCAGAAATGATCATCCCGCCCCACCTGCGCTCGCCGATGCAGATCGGGACAGGGTTGCCGCTGGCGGTTGTGTTCTTGGCGCTGCCGAACGCGTATGAGGGTAGGTTCTCCGGCGCTCCGCTCATAGATAGCCCCTTTGCCTGGGGGCTTAGCATCTGGATGACGCCGCCAGCAGTTGATGCAATACCTGCCGCATATAAAGCAGAAACTGCTGGACCAGAAAAAGCGCCGAAAGGATTGAAGTATGCCAGCGCGATAAGAACCACCCCTACAACGGTTTGGAGCACTCCCGCTCGCTTGCTGCCAGCAATTACCGGAACAATCTTCAGCTCCCTGGTGCCGCTAAGGCCGAACTCTTTTTCTCCAACGTTCTTGCCATTCCGGAAAATGGCGAATCGCATTCCGAGGCTAGAAAGTCTGACCACCTCCTCCTTGAAGCCTGAAACAGTGACCTCCAAGGCCTTGAACACTTCAACGGCAGTACCATTGTCTAAGGCGCGGTAATGGACCTTTTCGAGGCCACGCCACATGCGCCCAAGTAATTTGATTTCTGTTCGAGGCGCGTAGTGCGCTGCAGTAATTGACATTTCATACCCCCATAAAAAAACCGCCCGAAGGCGGCTTTAACTTACATATTCATGACCCTACCGGGCGCAACGCTTAACAACATCAGTCACGCGATCTGGCGGAGATTGCCAGGTTCGGTAAAAGCGGTAGGAAACTGTTGATCCCGCCCCATTGGGGGAAACATCGGCGACATGCCAAGGTGTTTCTGAATTGGGGGCAACAACAGCGTACCGACTCCCCAGCTTCTGAAGCTGTCCACCCACTGTGCCACCGATCAGCGAAGTGTTTTGCCATCCATCTTGGATGCACTCCGCCACTGTTTCCGCACCTTTTACCGAACCAATCGACAGTAGCGGCGGGTTCTGCCTGATGTCATTGACTGTCGAACACCCCGCTAGCAAAACTGCAATAACCACGCCAACGCCCTTCAAGCTATTCCTCCTCATCCCCACCCTCTTCTTCATCGTATTCAAATTCAGTTTCCATTATTGCCACCAGGCTACGTGGAACCCTGCCCTCAAGCTCGCCGAACGATGTGCCATTCTGCCCATACATGTAGGGAACATCTTCGAGAAGCTTCAGCTTTTCGCGAAAGTCGATATCCATAGCACCAATGGTTTTCACGACAAGGAGGAATCTTAAGTAGTCACCTCCGTCGCTCGGGATATATCCAATCTCAGAGGCCATGTCGCCTTTTGGAATTTCGTCGATATTTATCCCAAGATCGCGCCAGGATTTGGTCCGAGGAGTCCATATCCCCTGCCACGGTTCCTTGATGATTTTAGGAAGAATTGCTGGTGGAAAGCTTTCAATTCTGCCGTGCTGCTCAAGCACAGATAGAGAGTTTCGGCATTGCATGGTTGCAACAAACTGGTAACCCACAACGGTATCGCCAGGGGGAAGCATCGATTTATACGGTAGTCTGGCAAACCTGTCTTCGAATGGTGAGTACGACTCTACTACCAGCCTAGCGCGACCTCCTGCGCCAACTTCCCCAGAGTCAAATGTAGTGACAACGATTTTTTCAGGGCCATCCCAGGGCTCTGGCTTGAGCGTCTCAGGCGCAAATATAGAGCGGAGATACTCCTCATCCTCGCCAGCGAAGCGCAAGGGGAATCGAAGGTAAAGCATTGCACCGCCCTTGGTGACGTTTTCAAGAGCGTGTGCACCGTGCTTTTTAATAGCTGCTTCGATTTGACGTTTATCCTCGACCGTCAGGCGATAGCACTCTCGGTCCGTAGGATTAACCGTATCGCTCGGCTCAAGCAGATAAGGTTGAACCAACTTCAACATGTTCACATCAAGAGCATCCCTGTTCATAGTCGGGAAACTCTACCACTGACATATTCGCTGGCGAAACGCCAACACCAAAACCCCGCCGAGGCGAGGTAATGGTTTGTACGAGGTTGGGCTCTAGCGCGAAACGCCGCCGGCGATGACTGCGGGAAGCCCGGATCGAAGCTGATCGGCGAGCCTGGCCAGCATCTCCTGCACAGATTCTTTCCACAGGATCTGCTGAACCGGCTTGCCGTCGCTGTGCTTCTTGCCGGTGTCGGTGATCACCGCGAACAACTTGCCGTCGGGCGTCACCTCCCAGCGTTTCTTCCCTGGCTTATAGAGGACCTGATGCTGGAGCCCGCAGTCGGCAAGCAACTTGTTCATGCTCACCGCGGTCATTCCGAACTTCGCACCAAGCTCCGTCGGCGTGTAGTTCAGCTCTTGCGACTCGTTGACCAACCGCTTGACCCCGGCCATTTCCATCACATCTACGCCGATTGCCGACCGGACCATGTTGTTGGCGCTCAGGATCGCCTGGTTTCCTTCAAGGCCCAGGCTCTCGGCAATGCGCTTGGCTGCGTCGAAGTTGTCAGCCGCTACGGGGAGACGGCGCTCTTGAGGGATCACTGCGTCATTCGCTGCAACCGATTCAAAGGTGCGGATCACATGCAGGTGGAATTTGGCGCTAATCCACATGGCGTAGGAGTAAACCAACTCCTTCACAACATAGGTGCCGCCATAACGGCCTGCTTTGGATGCTACGGGGGAGTAACTCTGCCCAGCAGAAGAATTAAAAATCTCTTCCACCAGTTCGGTAGTCTCCGGCCGCTTCATGAAGAATGCAGGCTGATGCTTCGTTTCGCCGCCCGCAGCCTTGTGAAAGTCGTTAAGACTGAACCGACCGTCTTGGTCTTTGTGAATCTCGATACCGGCAATCATCAGTGCGCTCATGCTGCCGCCCTCCGCGCCTGACTCAGCGAGCGAAGCCGAAGGTTCTCGGTGACTGCAGCGAGAAACTCGAACATCTCAGGAGTCGACACCATGATGTCGCCGGTGACTATTCCGCTGATCATTTCACGGTGAGTCATTACGCACGCCTCCCGGGGGATGGGCTGCACTTGCTGATTGCCTGCGTGATCAGTGAAAACAAGGAAGCGCTGTGTCGGAGAAAGCTGACCAGGCAAGCCATTACCCTGGCTGCTGTCTTTTGGGAGAAATTCGCCCTCAAGCGCGTAGGCCGCCAGGTACTCACAAGCCACATCTAGTTTTCCTGCTGGGATCAGCTCGGTGCGCGGAACGTTGAACCGTGTATGCAGGATCGCGTGAAGCTTGTGTTTCGCCTGCCGCTGAATCCCGGCAGGAAGCTTTGCAACCTTTTGACCAATGACCCCGTTAATCAGGTTGGTGCCGCTGACGCCGATCACATCATCAACCAAGGTGGCCATCTTGTTACTGCTGTCGGTATAGGAACCGGTTTTTCGAATAACAGGAAGCACCTCGGCGGTGACCCACTTGCGGAAAGCATGAGCATCACTGCCCTTCTTTACGGCCTCATCGCAGCGAAGGATCAGGGTGTAGAGACCAGACTCGCTGACGATATTCACCATGCCTTGACGCCCTAACTTAAAGTTAGACCGTTCGTCGTCATCCAGAGATTGCAGGGCCTTGGTGGTGTTGCTCTGCTTCAAGACCTTGCAGACATCGGCGGCAACAAACCATGGCTCGTCGCCAAGCATGATGGCGCGAACGCCTTTGCCACGAAACTCGAACGGGATGACATTGGAAACCGCTGTGCTATTATTCGTCATGACGTTTTTCCTAGAAGATTGACGTTCTGCTACATCAGCCTCAAGCGTTGGCGCGCTTGGGGCTTTTTCATGCCTGCTTGATTTGTTCATCTCTCTGCATTGCCTCCCTCAATGCCTTTCCCACCAGCCAGTTTTGGCTGCGCTCCTCCTGCTGCGCCTTTCTTTCAAGCCAGGCCTTAATGTCTGGCTCCGCCCGAAATATCACTTGCGCCATTTCCCTTACTTTCATCTCAAAGCCCCCTTACAAAGCACCGTGCTTTAAGCATAGTTAAGCACCGTGCTTTGTTGCGGTCAATAGCACGGTGCTTCATTATTTAGAAATGAGCAGAACAGACCTTCAAGTAAATTTTAGGATGCCGGCCGAACTCAAAGCTGAGCTTGAGAGAGCCGCGAAGGAGAGCGGCCGCTCTCTCACCGCTGAAGTGGTCGCTCGCCTCGATCTCAGCCTGCTTGCTGATGGAAAATCGCCGGAAGCCTTCTTCACTGCAGAGGAAGCAATGACATACGCCTCCGTAGCTAGGAAAAGCATTCCAGCCATCGTGCGAGAGCGAATCAGGGTCTCCATCAACCGCTCAATTGTTCGGGGTTTGAATGCAGCGGACGTACAGCTCAGAGACCTAGGGCTTGAATCGCTTCCATCGGAAGAACTGGCCAAAATTCAATTTGAGCTCAGCCATGAACTCAATGAAGCTGGTTATAAGTTCGAATGGGATGGCGGGGATTCGATTTGGATCACTTACGGTGACGAAGACTCCGCACCTGATATTCCCGATATTGAGATCCCCGCCAAGCGGGATACCGAATCACTAGAATCGCAGCGACGATTAATTCTTAAACGAATACGAAAAGCCTAAGCCTGTTCCGCGTTGGGCGCCCGGGCTTTTTCCGCCTGTACGAATCCCCAGTAACGCCCAACCCAGATTCAGCAGTACCGTTTGGCCTTCATCAAAACCAAGGAGCGGTCATGTCAATCAGAAGCCTCGCGAAAAACCTTCCCGCCGACCCCGACAACAAAGGGTGGGTACTCGGCTGGGGAGTATTTAAGGACAGACCGCATCCCTGGCACTTCATCGACATCTACGCGACAGAGTCCGCCGCTCAGGCTGAAGCTGATCGTCGCGGAGAAGGATATATCGTGGAGTACGGCTCCCACAGACTCGGAGCAGATGACTTCGTTAGCGGGCTTACTCCACCGGGGTGATCTCCGGCGTATTGGCGACCCTGAACCGAATACGCCCCGGGCCCGAAACGAGCGTCGCAGTCAAACCAGGCTTTCCGGCATAACTCCGGCTGTACCCTTCTACGCTGCGGCACATGCCGGAGAATTTCATGCGGTCGATCTCAATGCCGTCATCCAAGATTTCGACCTCGGCGTCGGCGCCGCAGAGAATGCCACCATGAATAGTAAAGAGGTCATGAATGGTCAGCATGTAACGCTGGCTTGGCTGCATACAGCCCTCCCGCGGCCCCGCCGCATCATGTGGTTGGTTGTACATCTTTGTGCCTGAGGATCAGGCGCGTTCGATCAAGCCAGGGCCCACCAAAAACGATGATTTCGCTTGGCCGGCCATACAGGTGGTGCAGTAGGAAAGGCCCAGGGCCGAACACCTCGGCTGCCTCCCCAGGCAGTTCCGGATCGGCGCCGAGATAGATCCCTGCGTGGTTGGGGTGTGCGGTTCGGCCCACGGCCATGACGATCATGTCGCCACGCCGCGGCTGGTCGACCCGCACGAATCCCGCCGCTTCATAGGCCTGCTCGTAGAGGCTCGGCCCGACCGGATCCTCCCACCAGCCATCAGCGCGCTGGAACGCCTCGAACTCCAGCCCCCACTCGCGCTTGTACCAGTCCGCGCAGACCTGCCAGCAATCCCAGGCACCGTGGACGAATGGTCGCTTGAGCAGCGGCGTGTTGCCCGCCGGCGCGATGGTGCGCAGATCCCCTTCGGGCCAGGATAAAATGTGCCAGGGCAGCGCCGTGGCCTCGCACATGGCTAGGTCACGCGGTGACGGCCGGCTGGTGGCGTCTGGGTGCGAATGCACGATGCCGATCACCTCGCCCTGGTCCTCGGCCGCGGCGTAGTCCTCCGGATCAAGCCGGAACTCCTCGTTCGGCTCCGAGGCGATGTTGCGGCACGCGAAGTACTGCTGCTTGCGCCCAACGGCCAGCAACAGGCCGCAGCACTCTTTCGGGTACTCGGCTGCCGCGTGGGCCTGGATCGCGCTCAGGATGTGTTTGCGCATGGTCAGCTCCGGGCAATGATGGAGACAGCGGGAAATCCCCCAAACGGATAGGCATTCCCCTCACCGAAGCGAGGAATGCACCCTCTGCCCAGGGTGGCGTCGCACTCGTCCTTTTCGGGATCGTCCGTAGGCAGACCGTCCTTGTCGACGTAGCCGCCGGTGTAACCGCAGTTCGGCCCTCGGTAACCACCAGTGAGGCACCAGTGGCAAAGGGTGGTCGCCTGCCGGCCGATGGACTCACCGCCAACGTCGCCAGGGCTGGCCAGCTCCCAGGTGACTGTTTCTCCATCCTCATTGGTCTTCTGGTCGATGTACCAAACCTCGATCGTTTCCTGGGTTGGATCAGCCGTTGGATTGCCGCCCGGGAAGTTCTGCGCATCCAGGTAGCTGCCCAGCGTATGGCGCATGGTCAGCTTGAACTCGAGCAGGTCATCGAAAGCCAGGCACAGGGCTGTGATGCGACCATTGACGTTGCCGACCGACAGCGTAGGGCGCACTGCGGTGCCGTCGCCGTTGGCTTCGATGCCATCGATCTGCATGGGCCAGGCGCCGTACTCATTGCCCTGCCACCAGATCGCCTTGGCCGACATCTGGTCGGCGTTTGGCCCCGCTGCCAGCAGTTCCTCCGGCGTATGCGGGATTGCATGCCCATGGAAGCGCAGCATGTCCGCCCCGTAGTCGGAACCGTCCAACTCGAAGAGCAGCACCTCACTGCCAGGCTCAAGGGACTGGATATCGCTGATCAGTGGCATGGTTGCCCCTTATGGGTGAAAGGCACGGTCAAAGGTGGCCGTGAGTTTGAAAACGTCCCCGCCCACCGGGGTGGGAACAGGATTCTTGCAGGTGAACAGGCCAAGCTGGCCAAGCGGCGTTGTCCAGAGGAAAGCCTTCGCGCCGGCATGCCGGTCGAGGAAAGCCATGATCTCCAGCACCCTGGCCTTCGTGCCGCTGAAGGTGATTGGGTAAGAGTCCACTTTGTTGTTGGGACCGTCGCCGGCCTCCTGCTTGTAGCCGTCTCCGAACTGCGCGGTGCGCACCCGATAGGTGATCTCGGGTGCATCCCCGTTCTGGGTTGGCCAAATGAATGTTTCGATAGCCATCAGGCCCTCCCGTTTGTGTTCCTGAAACTGGTACCACCGGCGCGCCACGAATCCGCCACAGCCTTTTCGGCTACCGCTTTCATCTGAGCCTGAAGGCTTTGCTGAAGAGCTTGCTGGTCGAGCTGCATGCCCTCCCCGCTACGGTCCTGCGTGACGATGCTCACCGGTGCGTTGATCTGGATGTTTGGCCCGCCGCTACCACTCATAGCCGCTATTCCAGCCCCACCTCCAGAGCTCAGGGGCGTAACGCTGCCTCCATTTGCCCCAGTCATCAGGAATGACCGGCCGCCCTCGTTGTACAGCTCCGGCCCCAGTTCGTTGACCTCGTACAGAGAATTGGGCGCAACAGGACCGCCAGCAGCTCGATATCCAGAGAAATCGACCCCGGTATAACCAGCCTGTGTGCTACCAGCCGAGGCCGCCCCGGTCCCGCTACCACTACCGGTGAAATAGCTGGTTGCTGCACCTACCAAGCTGCCCAGCAACGCTGAACTCGCCTGGCGCGCAGCAATCCGCGCCATGTCCGCCAGAATGGACTTGGTAAAGTCAGCAAACGACGCCTTGCCAGTAACGGCGAAGTTGACCAGCGAATCCTCCATGGCGCTGAAGGCGTTGCCGAATAGACTTTTGGTCTGCCCGGCAACGTTCTGCGCCGATTCCAGGTAGTTGGCCCAGGCAGAGGTCGCGCCCTTCGTCCAATCACCCTGTGCCGCTTCGATATCGGCATAGTTTTGCCGAATCTGGTCGGTGGCTTCCTGATTCTGCTTGGCGAGCGCAGCCACCCGAGGGCCAAACTCTTTATCGAGGTCGGCCTCAGAAGCCCCCTGAAGCGCCGCCGCACTGCGCTGATTCGCCAGCTCTCGTGAAGCGTTGGCGAAACGATCATCCTGGGAGTTCAGCTCTCCAGATAGGGCATTTTCCCTGTCACCCATGCCAACGCCGAGTACGGCGCGCTGTCCGGATCGGCGCAGCGCCTCAGTTTGCAAGTTGAGCGCATCGATATAGGTCTTAAGGCTGGCCGCTTGCTTCTTGAGCCTACCCTCCTCGTTCGAGGCCAGCACAGCCAGTTCCGAGTCGGCATCCTTCTGCGCCTTGACCATGGAGGCGCGGGCATCGGCGATCTTCTGGTCCAGCTGGATACGCTGGGCAGCCGAGGTGCCGGCCTTGCCCTTGGTCGCTTCGAGCGCCGAAATTTCCGCCTCGTAAGCCGCGGTGACCTCGTCGCGCTCGTTGCCGATCATGGCCTGGCGCTTGAGCAGATAGTCCGCCTGGGAGACCAGGCCAGCCTTCTGCGCGGCGTCCAGTTCCTTCTGGGCGTTTTTGTACTCGGACAGGATGCCGGTGAGCGCGTTTTTCGAGTTGTTGAAGCCGGTCAAGTCGACCTGAGTAGCTGCAGCTTTCGGATCTTTGTACTTCTCGTTTACGTCCTTGATCTGCCCGGCGACATATTCGGCAGAAACCCGTTTATCGTTCGGATTTGCCGCACGAATTTTCTCGGTGTCCTCATTGATTTTTTTGATCTCAAGAGCACGTTTTGCCTCGTTGGAAAGGTTCGCCAGGTGCCGCGCATCTGCCCGAGTAGTCGCTGCAGCCGCGTCATCCTCGATCTTTTGGCGTGCGGCTTGATCCTTGGTGTGCTTGGTCTCAGCTGCATCTTTTACCTCAAGCCCCTTGATGTAATCCCTGAGGCTTTGCTTGCCTTTCTCACCGAGGTAGACGACATCTTCACCAGGGATCATTTCGCTGCCGCCACGACTTTCCAGTCGGCTCAGCGTCTCCCGGGCAGTCTGAATGCGCTCCGCATTGGTTTGGCTACGCCCGACGTTCTTGAGGTTGTCTGCAGCTCTTGCGACGAGGTTGTAGCCCTTCTCCCAAAGGCTGAGGTTTTCAAGGATTTTGGGGGTTCGATTATTGATGGCGTCTGCGTATTGATCGGTCGCCAGCTTAACGGCTTCCGCATGCTTGCCTTGCTCCTCTAATGCCGCGATCTGCGAGTAAACCGAAGCCGTCAGGTAGTGGTACTGCTCATTGAGCGCTGCCGATGCCTTCACCGGCTCATCGGCGATCTTCGCGAACTCGGAGATCGTCTCACTTACCGCCTTGCCAGTTGCCTCCTGCATGGAGACGGCAGCCTGAGTGATACCCAGAAAGCTTTCTCCGGCTATTTTTCCGTTTCCAGCTAGAGTTGCCAGAACCTCAGCCGCTTGCCCCGTTGTCCCAACTGTATCGCCGACCTGTTTGGCCATGGCGCCAAGCTGAGAAGCGGTAAGCCCCGCTGATCCGCCAGTCAGGATCAGTGACTTGTTGAAGGCGTCCTGCTCTTCACTACCTTTGTAATAGGCATACGCCAATCCGCCGATTGCCGCCGTGAGGAGGGCAACGGGCGCGGCCAGAGCAACAAAGCTCGCCGCCGACGCACCTGCACCAGCACCGAGCTGCGCGATCGCTCGCGCACCACTGCCCCAATCACCGGATTGCAAGGCGTTGACCAGCTGCATCACGTTTTCTTGGGCTTGACGAGTGCCAAGCTTTAGCTTGTCGAATGCACCTTCAGTCGCGGTCACCCCTGCCCTGTCTTTTCCGACCTTGGCCAGCGCCGCGTTGTAGGCTTCGATGTCAATTGCGCCGACCCTGAAAGCCTCGTGAGCCGCCTTCTCCTGGGCCTCAAGCTTGGCCAACTTCGCAGTGACCGGATCAATGCTGTTTACCGTGCGCTTCAGCGCTTCGATCTGGCGATTTTCAGCCTCAATCAGCCGCTGCTTTTGAGCTGCTTCCTTGGCCTCAGCTTTCTCGATCTTCTCGTAAGCCTTGCCAAGGCGCTCCTGATACGCCTCCTGCTGCTCAGTGGTGACAAGACCGCCCTTGCGAGCGCGCTCAAGGAGGCCTTCAGCCTGAATCAGCTGCTCAATGCTGCCGATGTTGCCGGACATCGCCTTGTCGAGCTGGCTGATGATCGCAATTTCGCTGGCAGCACTTGCCCCGACCTTGCGGCTGGCGTCGACCTGGCGCTCCTTCGCGCCAGTGGCCTTATCGATACCCTGGGCGGCCTCCGCCTCCGCTTGGCTGATTTTCTTGCCTGTGTTGGCCAGGCCCTCGCCAGACTTGCCGAGATCATCAATAGCCTTCTCGGCATCAACTGCCGAATCGACCAGTTTGTCGAGATCATCAGCGGCCTTGACTGCCTGGGATGACTCAACCGCAATGCCAAGCGAAGCGAAGGTAGTGCTCATTTGTCGTCTCTCTGTTCAGCCATTGCGGCCAGGGCCTCAGCCTCCATCTGCCGGATGTCACTGAAAATGCTTTGCCTGGAATTCGCCGGCACGCCACACATTCGGATGACGCTCGGCAAGACGCCGTAGTCCAGGCCGGTAGCGCCGCACGCGCCCACCCGCCACTGAGTGCTCATCGCCTCGAAGACGGTGAAGGCCGGCCAGTTGTCCGGCCAAACCTCGCAATCCTGACCAGTCAGATCTCCCGCCAAGAAGCCAAAGGACCTCAGCTCATCAGCGGAAGGCTCCTGCTCATAGAGGGCGCGCGCGGCGCTTAGGAGTTTCCCAGGCGGGACTGGTTGAAGGCTTCAGAGTACGCAGCAAGCACCGCACCGGACGCCGATACGATCGATGTGACCAAGATGCGGATGTTCTGCTCGGTAAACTTTTCCTTGATGTCCCAGCCAGCTACCACGGCCTTGATCTGGTCGACTTCCAGGTCGATCTTGGCAGCGGTGAACTCTTTCAGGTCCATCTCCTCGACCTTCAGCCCCAGCTCCCTGTGACGCTCGCCCCACTCAGCGTACAGAGCCGCCAGTGCGGTTCGATCGAGATACTTGAACTCGAACTCCACCTTCACCGGTTCGCCGCCGACGCGAGGGATCATCACGTCGGCCTTGAAGGTCGGGTTCTGGATCAGCGTGAACTTAGCCATGGGTTACACCACCGCTGTCAGGTAGCGAGTCGGTTCGGCCTGCAGCGCCAGGTTTACGGTGCGGGTCAGCAGATTGTTGCGAGAAACCGCGGGCTGTTTGGAGAACGAGGTATAGGCCCCATAGAGCAGCGAGTCATTGCCCGGCAGATTGAGGCGTGCGGCCTGCACCTGCTTGCCAGCGTCAGCCGCCAGCAACACCGCGTTGAAAGCCTGGGCCGGGTCATCGGCGATAGTCAGCACCATGCTGGCGGCGGACTTGTCGGTCGGGATCTGTTTGCCCTGATCATTCTCCAGGAACACCACGTCCAGGTAGTTCTGCTCACCGCCGGAGAAAGCCAGGTCGGTGACTTGCGGAATCTGCACCCAGGTCAACACTTTCTTCATGCTGCCAGCCCCACCACCAGCCGGGAAAATCTGGGTGTCGGTGGTGTCGATCCCTTCCAGGGTAATCGCAGTTGCAGTGGCTGCCTTCACGCGCACCACCTTGTTATCTAGCTTGCTCCAGCCAGAGCTGAGCAGAACGATATCGCCAGCGGACAGGGTGGCGCCGACGACCGTGGCCACAGCCTCGGATGCGTTGGTGATCGCGGTGAATGCCAGCGCAGCAGCATAGGTCGCGGCGTGCTGGAAGGTGCCGCCGTTCGGGAGTCTGTAGCCCATGGGTTTTTCCTCTTTGCAGAAATGACAAAACCCGCTCAATGGCGGGTTCAGTGGTTTGCCCAATGGGCGGATTAGTTGGTGTCGGCGCGGTACGCGAACGAAACCGGAATTGTGTAGGTTGTGTCGCTGGGAATACCTGGCCCCTGATCGACTGGGGTCATGGTCACCACGGTCAACGCGTTCTTCGTATTGCGCTCGTACAGCGGGAACAGCGCGGCGATCTGGTCGACCAGTGTGCCGCCCACGCCGCGATACTTGCCAGCAGGCGTCACGATACTGACCTGGAACACGCCGGTGTATAGCCGGTGATCGCCGCCGAGCGTGTTGCTCGCAGTGTCGGCAGGCAAGGTGAATGCCCGTAGATAGGTTTCCCCGTCCTCGGGTGAAAACACGCCATTCTCAAGCTCCACCCTCAAAGGGTCTGGCAGAGAGCCGGCCCAGGCAATCAGCCTGGCCTCATAGATCGAAGCGATTACCTGGTGGCTCATACCTGATTGTTCCTGATGGCTTCGTCGACAATCTGCTGGAAGCGTGCGAGCGTGATCCGCACCATTCCGCCTGGTGCCTGCTTGGAGTGGCCGTACTCGAGCGGCACAGCGTAAGGCAGGTTGTTCACGATGTAGGCCGTCTGGCCGGCGGTCAGTTGCCCGACCTGTAGCCGTAGCTTGGCCAGGGTCACGCCGCCAGAAGGATCGACCTGATCCAACATACCTTCAGCCGGCGTATCGATTGAGAACTGCCAGTTGCCCCTGAACCGCCCGCCCACGTAATCCTTGCCGGCAACCAGCCCGTTCACGTTGAAGTTCTGGTCGCGCTCGCTCTTGGTCAAAGGCTTGGCGTACTTCACGCCGCGGCGGAGCTTGCCGGCCTTGGTGAAATTGCTTTCGTCCAGATTGATCAGCGTGTTGCGGACGGCCACTTTGAAGTCGTAGTCATCGGCCGCGCGAGTATTGGTCGCGCGATGCGCCACGTTGGCCGCCCAGATTTCGGGATTGCCCACCGGAGACATGCGGATCACGCTGCTGCCGATCTCAATGACGATCTCACGGAAGGTGGCATCAATCCCCGCCTGGGCCTGCTCGGCGAACTGGCGGATGTTCTCGGCAAAACTGCCATTGAGACCTGAGTATTTACTCATGTCAGACCCTCAGCTGAATCGTCCAGGTTGCGCCCGCAGGATCCTGACCGACATTTAAAGCGCGCTTCCCGCCGACAATGTCACCGACTTTTGGTGTGGCGATTTCTGCCGTCGCCTCGCCCAACAGGGTGATGAATAACTCGCTCTGCAGCACAAGCAGCTTTTCGTCTGTCGTCTGGATCAGTGAGCCGTCGATCTCCTTGGCCAAGTAGCTGCCGAAAACTCCCCGGCCACCATAGGTGGTGACCACCTCAGGTGCAGTGCCGGTCTCAGGATCGTACTCGCCTGGTACCTTCCGCACGCCGGCCACTGGCTTGACCGCATCAGCCAATCCATCGGGATCGTCGAATGCCTCAGCCATGTCGGCCTGGATCTCTTCGCGCATGCCCATGATCAGGTCCTCTTGAGCATCATTACACCGGAGCGCTTGATCCACGGATCGAGCAGCGCCAGAGCGAAATTCACGCCCGCCGACTGATCAGTAGAACCCGCCACGTAGGTCTTGCTCACTGACGTGCCGGACTGAGCCGATACGGTCTTGCTCTGCACTTCCTTCTGCGTGGACGTGTACAGCTTGCCCGCCGCCGCCTCTTTGGCGACTTGAGCGCCGGCCGTTTTGATCTCGGTCGGGACCGGATCTGGAACAGCCCGCTTTATCTTGGTCGTGAGCCAGGCATTGGCCATGGTCACGGCAAGGACCGGATCACCGGTGCCGGCCCAGCCAGAACCGAGCTGGGCGTCAACATCGGCGACGGTGATGAAATCGGTCATGTTCTTGTCCTTATTCTGCTGGCACCAGGGCCTGCAGATCTTCTTTCTTGGCGGTAGCGTCGAAGACAATGCCCTTGGCAGTCAGCCACTCTTTCAGTTCGGGGACCTTCATTTTCAGAGGGTCGGTTTCCGGGGCATCCTGCTCCTCGCCATCGGAGACCTTGATGCCTGCCGCCTGGTAGGCGTTGACGATATCCTGTGCATCGCCATCGACAACCACCTCGGTGGCAGAGCCGATCACGCCGAAGAACTCGCTCAGCAGGCGGTAGCAGGCGCCGCGTTCATTGCCCGGCTTGTCTGTATAGATCACTTTCATGAGTCACCTCAGATGCAGCCCGGCGCCCATACAGGCACCGGGCTATGTTGGCCGAATTACGGCGTGGTGGTGCCACTGATCACAGCGGCGAATGGGACCTGCTTGCGGCTGAACACGCGCTGCCAGTTCGCGGCGGCAGCGTATTGAGTCGCGGTAGGGCTCGCGTTCTGGGCCTCCGAGCCCTTCCAGCTGAAACCAGCGGGCTGGAGGATGTAGGTCTTCCGCTCCCACAACACTTCCGCACCGCCACCGTTGCCGCCACCCGGCTTACGCTCCAGCTCGACCGGCACCTTCGGAGCACCTTCGCCGTAGCCGAAAGCACCCTGGCCGAAGAAAACGGACAGGTATTTGCCAGCGCCATAGACCAGACCGTCATCCATGAACACCGGTTTACCCAGATAGGTGGCCAAGATGATCTTGCCGTCGGAGTCGCGCAGGTACTCGATCAGGTCTTGCTTGACCATCTGGTTCATCACTACCGAGTGCACACCAATCGCGCCGAACTGATCAGCGGCATCGCCGGCAGTGAAGGCAGCGTCCTGGAATGCGTTGGCGTTGATGGTCGCGCCCGCGTCGATAACCATGTCACCGCTGTTATTGGCGATGTTCGAGGCGATGATGCCGCGAGCGGCACCCAGGGTGTAGCGCTGCCACTGACGAGTCCAGTAGGTGCCGAAGCGGTTGCGGATCTGCTGCTGAGGTTCGGTGTTGGCCAGCTCCGCAGTCAGATCGGTTACGCCGTAGCCTTTGTTGAGGTACAGGACACGGGCACGCATGCTGTCCTGCTCGACCTTGCCGACTTCGCCTTGGTCGTTCGGGTCATCGTTGCTGATGTTCGGGGCTTCATCAGCGTTGAGATCCTGCCAGTAGCTGATCTCAGCGGTGCCTTGGCTGCCGGAAGCGATTGCGTCCAGTACAGGCGAACGAGTCACGATGCCGGACTCGTACACAGCGGTCTTTTCTGGGCTGTTAACCGGCGCAAGCGAAGCGTAGTAGTCACCGACAAAGATGTCGGTCAGTTGGGTAGTTGCCATGGATTAGGTTCCTTTGGTGGCCTGGAGTTTTTTGAATGCTTCGGGGTTGTCACGGGCCAGCGCGGCGCGCTCTTGCTCCGTGTATTCGCCCCATTTCTTCGTGGCCTTGCCACCTTGATCGCCGGTCGGACCGGCACCCTGAGCCCTTGGCCACAGGTGTGTTGCTGTTTCGCGCAGCGATTCCGCCCATTCGAGCGGCGACAGAGGGGTTTTCCCGTCCTTCCCGTAAACGACCTCGCCGTCACGGTCGGTGGCGATCGCCTCGCCGTCCTCACTGAGCTTGAAAGTGCCCCGGGCGCGCAAGATGATGTCCTCGGCAGCCTCGGGAAGCGCGCCGGCTTTGATGGCGGCAGCGCGGATAGAGTCGGCCAGCACCTTGTCGCTGTACTTGGCGGCGAAGGCTTCGGCCTTGTCGGCTCGATCATTGGCGGCCTTGATTTGCTTCTCGGAATCGGTGCGCAGTCGCTCGGTACGGCGATGGATCACCTCGTCGAGCTTGCCTTCGGCAATCAGCTTCGTTTCTTCGTCTTGACCGACCTTGGCCAGCAACCCTTTCACCGCGTCGATATCCAGGCCTTCAAACTGACCTTTCAGCTTGTCCAATTCGGTCTTGATGGTCCGGTTGGAGCCCAATAATTCCTGATTCTTGGACTTGAGCCCGTTTACTTCCTTGTCCAGATACTCCTGAACCTTTCCGCCAAGCGCCTCCTGAAGGGCTGCGGTTTGAGTTGCATCGAGGGTGAGGCCTGCGGCGGCCGGGTCAAATTCAAATGGCATGGGTATCCCCTGGGGATTGGTTGGCCCGCCTGGCGGGCATAAAAAAACCGCCCATTGGGCGGCTTGGTGTGAATTCTGTGTTTTATCGGACTATCGAGAGCCCGCGCATGACCAAGTAATCGGCGAACTGCGTCCTGCTGGGCGAGTAAGGCGGCGGTCGCATTCGCAGGCCTGGCGTATCTCGGTTGAGGCGTGTGCGCCGGCCGTTCGGATCAGTACAATGCGTCGGCTCCTCGACCTGGAAGCCCTGCTCGGCGGCGTACAACTCAACCGCCAGTCGCACTTGGCCCCACTCAAGCTCAAAGGGCACGAGCGTCTCGGAGAGCGTCTGGTATTCAATCTTGCAGTCACACCGGGGCCAGGCCATTGCCTGGTCAGGATTGACCTTTCGACCCTTCCACTGGCGGCTGTTGATATCGGCGGCGGCGCGCAGCAACAGTTCGACCTGGTCAGCCTCAGCTTCAGGTATCTGGAACCCGTAGTAGTCGCGGTAGAAGGTCAGCTTCTCCAGCGGCACGAAGCTATTGGCGTCCGGTCTGCCCTTCCCGTCTTCAACAATGATCTGCATCGGCTATCTCAACCCGGTGAAGCGCCGAGTGTAACGCCTGCACGGATGAACATGTCAGGCTCAGCCGCCTTCAGTTGCGCCAGTGTCAGCGGCTTGAACGATTTGTCGAGTTGCAGCTTGGCGAACTTCTCCGGGGTCAGTCCGCCATCACGGAACAACCTGGCTCGCACTGGCCCGAGCGCATGATCCTGAAAGCTCGCCGGCTGCGTTGCCAGCCACTCGTAATAGTTCAGGCTCGCATCTACCTGTGCTCCGCCGTTTTCGCCCACCGAAGCGCGTGTGGCGTCCTTGGTGAAAAGTTCCGAAAGCCTGGTGGTTGGCACAGTGGTTGAGCGGCAATTGATGTGTGCCGGCGGCAGAGGCCCTTCGCCGAGATCGAAGCGCATACCATCCAGGCCCTTGCACTGCTGCGAGGTCTTGCGGTCGAGCGTCGACACCCAGCGATAGCCCAGCACCACGTCGCTATTGGCCTTCAGCGTCTCCATCCGGGCCGTTGTGGCTACATGCTGGATTGCAGTCTGCACCACAGCAGCAGCATTGCGATTGCTCACCGCCAGAATGCCATCCGTGAAGTTCTGCGCCGCGGTACCACGAATCGCCTGGATAATCTGGGCGTTGGTCTGGCCCTGGCCGAAGCCGAGCCGGACAGTGTTCGTGACGCGCATCGTCTCGGTGCGCGTCCAGCCGCTGACGAAGCTCTTTAACAGCTTTCCGCCATCGATCCCCTTGACCTGCAGCGGATAGGAGAACACCGCCGCTCGGATAACCGTATTGGTCGGTACCACGGCATCGATGGAAAGTGCATTGCTAAGGCTGTTCGCCTCAAAGGTCGACTCATACAGAGCGATGTCGACCAAATCAGCCTGCACCAGCTCACCATATGCCTTGTAGATCTCCAGCAGCCTGCCGTCCACTCGTGCCAGGAATTGCTCAAGGCGGTCCCGGCTGTAGGTGGTCAGCTCCTTGCGCGTCAACTGCTCCCGCACCAGCTTGTCGATCTGGCGCAGGTACTTCTCGAACTTTTTGACCTCGCCGGCCTTAAGCCGCTCCAGCATTACCGAGTGACGGGTCGTCTGCTCCAGCAGTTGGCTGTCCGCCTGCGCCTGACTTGTCGTTGGCATCTTCTTTGTCCAGATTGATGCCGGCTGACTCGCGCTCATCGCTGATCAGGTCGGCTTCGTCTTCGTATGGCCGGTCCGGCAACTTGCCGGTGGTGAGGTACTGCCAGTATGTGTCGGCGCTGATCGTGCCGGCCATCACACCCTTGAGCAGCTCGGCGAGTACTTGGGCGTTGACCTCTGGGGTAACGAACTCAGGATTCACCTTGAACTTGACCTGCTTGGAGTCGTAGCCCTTCCACTCGGCGGCGTATCGCAGCCCCTGTTCGACCGCTTCAGCGACTGTAATGACAATGCTGTGTAGCGTGGCATGCTGGTCGTTCTGGCGTGTTTTGCGCGCCTCGCCCGACTCAATTCCGCCCACGTCCATGACCTTGGCGCCAGCTTCAAGCGCGGCGTTCTTCTGGTCATCCATGGCCTTACAGACAGCCTCAACACCAGCGCCCTGGAATTCCAGGTAGCCGCATTTTCCGTTCGGGCCAAGATCCCATGCCGCCGATGGCCCGGTCACGCTGAGCTCTACGGAGTCATCGAGGCCGGACACCCACGGCTGCGGATGGCTGGTCTGGTGCAGCGCCGTGAAGTAGTCAGCGCTCAGTTGGTAGGACTTCAACGCGGCCCGCGCCATGGTCAGCAGCGGTACCTCGTCGACGTCCGGCGAGTTGTCAGTTGAACCGCAGTAGATCACCGGCAGGTAGGCCAGGCCTTTGACCAGCCGGTTGTCGGTACCGGTGGTGCCCAGCGGCTTTTCGTCCTCGACGATCTCGCCGCCTTCATTCCGCACTGACGTGTAGCAAATGTCCCCTTGCATGAAGAACTCACGGAACACCGTGTCGCAGTCATGGCTGTATCGGTCGCCGCCTTTCTTGCGGAACTCACGGAACACCGAAAGGACCAGATCCTGCCGACCGCCTTGATCAGCGACATCCCAGTTGATGGCGTTGCGCGTGGCATACGTCGAGAAATACGGCTCGCCGCGCTCATCGATGTTCACCACCAGCGGCACCCGGCCGTGCGAGATAGCCTGGCGCACCATGCGGAAGAACAGTTGCTTCAGGCCGAAGCCGTCCGCTGTGGCGTTGTCCTCCAACCCTTTCAGGCCGCCGGGCAGCTCGATCTCGGGGATCAACCGGGAAACGAGCCCCATCATCGAACGTAGCGAGTCACGCACCCAGTGCTCGTACTGAGCGCGGGCCGTGTAGTTCGCGTAAAGGTACTTGTTGCCGGCAGCGTCGAGCTTCTCAGCTTCGACCATGCCGCTCGGCTTGGGAAGGTTGCGCTCATTGCGCTTGACGGCGCATTCACCCTCGAGGGCGTCGTCCATCATCTCCCACTCGGCGATGTGCGCGTCGTAGTCGGGGTTTGTCGATTGCACTGGCATCAGGCCAAGCCTCCAATTCGGCGTGTTCCGCCTGTGCGTGCCTTGATCGGATAACGCTTGGCGATGAAGTAGCCGGCAGCGTCGTTCATGTGGTCGTGCCCCTTCTTCGGATCCTTGTCCGGCTCACCCTTGTCTGTGTAGGTCTGGCGTTCCAGGCACAAGGTGAGCTGGGGGCACTGATCGATGTTGACCTTCAGGCGGCGCTCGCCATAGGTGTTAAGGAGCATCGCATTCAGAGCATTAACCCGGTCTTTCACACCTGGGTTTGTTGAGTCGACGACAACGGTGAAACCTGCCTTCTTGAGCAGCGACAGGTCCGACTCGCTAGCGTTCTTGCTGCTGGTGTTCTGGCCGCTGGCGTCCGGATAAACCGCAACGGTATGACCCGGGAACCGCGCCTGGATCTTCTCGATCATCTCCGGCGTATCGCGCACAGCGTGGAACTCATCCAGAGCCAACGGTAGGTCATCTCGCACCACGTAGACCACGGCGCTCATCTTCATGACGTTGAAGTCCATGCCGATGTGTAGGGCTTCGCCTGGCTTGATCCGCTCCGAAGTCCGGCACTCATCACGATTGAACGTGTAGTACACGACGCCGGCGTAGTTCTCGAAGCTGGCTTCGTACTCCTGCCGGAAAGTCCGGGGGTCCATCTTGCGGCGGGCCGCTTCCAGCTCTTCAGCCGGGACGTTGCCGCCATCGAGCGAGGTATATAGCCAACTCTTGTGGTCAGGCTCATGACCCGGACGGCCGTCCTGGAACGTGTCGTAGCAGTGGTTGAAACCCTTTGGTGTACCGATGCGCAGCGCATGGCCACCCTTCCGCGCTCCTACACCAGGAATCGTGTACTGACAGGTCGAGAGCATCGGCCGCAGGACTTCTTCCCAGGCCTCCCACGGGCAGTCCGCCCATTCATCCACCAGGACAAAGAACAGACCGGAGCCACGCAGGTTGTCGTAGTTGTCGAGTCCCACCACGCGCATGACGTGGCCAGACTTGAGCGTGATCGAACATTCCGTCTCGTTTGGACGGGTAGCGCGCCACGCCTCGGGGATGGCCTGCTTCAGGCGCCGCCAAAACACGCGCTTGGCCTGCTTGAAGGTCGGCGCGCCGTACCAGATCTCATCCTCGACGCTCACACCCCACTCGGCAGCAAGACGGGCTGCGCGGCGCATCTCAGCCTTGCCCAGGAATGTCTTGCCGAACCGGCGACCACACACCGCGTCGCGGAAGCGCGCCTCAGGCTGGAATCCCCACACGTAAATGTTCGCCTGTTTCGGCGTCAGCTTTACCGGCGGGTCATAGGTGCGGGGTAGTCGGGACACGTTCGTCTGGCTCCAGGGTGTACTCAGCAACTGCGTGCTGCTGGTCCGCCTGGGAGCCCAGGGGCTTATCGGGTTCGATCTTGCGGTTGACGTACATATCGCCGCACTCCTTGGCAGCCTGCTCGTAAAGCTGAGCGGTCAAGGCCAGGTTGCGCATGTTCTCGGCCTTCTCGGCCATCCTGCCCAGACCACGCAGTCTGAATGCTCTATTGGCAATCGGGATCTCAGCCGTGTCCTCGCGAAAACGCTTGCGGGTATCTTCGAAGACCGTCCGCCACTTCACCCCAAGATCACGACCGGCGTACTTCGTTGGGTCGTACAGCTCGCACTGCTGGCGAGTTACATCGAGCCCGAATGTTTCCTTGACCGCCTGCACTACCTGCGTGGGCGTATCAAAGCAAGCTAACGCCTGCACAATGAAGCGCTTCACCTCATCTTTCAGGGCTGCCATATGGGTTTATTCCGTCAAGGTCCTGTCAAGGATCAGGCCGACTTGAGCAGACAGGTTCCGCAGGCCCTCGATATGTTCAATTTCCCCACCTCGGCAGGATTGTTTGCAGCGTCCACCAGGGCCTGCACTTCTCGGCTGGCACCATAGCGCCGGACCACGCCGACGAATTCCTCGACATCGTGGCCACGCAGCTTCAGCTTGGGACTGCCTTCTTCAGTGAAGGCCGGCTGACCGTACTTATCGGTGGCCTGAGCGATGTGATAGAGCTCGTGCTCAATCAGCGCGCAGAACTCAGCGTCGGAGCACTCGGCGCAGTAGTCAGCAGCCAGGGTGATGATGAAAGCCGGCACATCGCCGAACCAGTCACGCATCTGCTGTTCCATCCGAGCCTTCTGCCAGCCCCCGGCGCGGAAAGCCACCTGCTCGGCCTGGCCAAGTACTCGGCGCCCCTGCCTCTCGAAGCTCGACGATGCCCACATGACCTGAATGTCTGCATCCAGTAAGTGGGCATGGTCTTCGTTGTGGATGCTGCCGGTGTCGGCAAGGATCTCGGATTGGAGCCAGTCCCACACTTCAGGAGCAGGGATCAGGCGGATACCAAAGCCGGACAGATCAGTCAGCTCAAGCAATGATGCTGGTGGCATTGGCCTGTTCATGGCTCACCTTGAGCTTGAAATGGTGGCTGGATGCCGGTATTGATTGGGTTTTACACGACAGCAAGGAGCCGCAATGAAGCACGATATATCGATTGAAATCGGCGTAGACGTGGTCGATATCCCAACGATGCGTGAAATGTCAGCCAGCGAATACTCACAATACATTGAGAGTTCATTGCTCTGGGTTGATCACCATGACGTGCTGCGAGCGACGCATGGCGAATACCCTTTCGCGACCACATCCACGCAAGTGGAGCACCTCATCAATCATCTCAGGACCGTAGCGGACAGGATGCGCGAGGCCGAGCTGTAAGAATTGGTGCCGCACTCACCTGCGGCACACCTACCCCTCTTGGCTGCCCAGCAACACATCAATCAGCTTTTGCTCACCCAGGCGCATTGCACCCAAGCACTGCAGGTCGTCGCACTTGGGGCCCAGCCCGAACACCGTCACTTCGCCTTTCGGCCCCATGAGAGTCAGCGCGCCCACAGCGCATTCCGGGTGCACACCGGCATCGAGGTCATCTGCGATCTTGCGCAGGGTCTTCGCCGCGTCGCGCCATCCCTCACGCTTGAACTCAACGAGCTTTGCAGTCATGCCGTCACCCTCTGGAACCATTCTTCAATGATCCGGCGCAGTACCGGCTCGGTCAGGACAACTGATGGCTTGTCGCCGGCGATCACTGAGCGCATCAGGTCGCAGGGCAGCACATGGACACCGTCATCAGCCGCAACCGTCAGGTGCGGGCGCTGGTCAGCGATGTCATGGATGTCTGCGGTCATCGAATTACCATGCTGTGGGTCTGTGCGTGGGCATGCCCATGCAGCTCTGCGACGATCAGGCCCTGGGGCAGACCAGCAGCCTTGGCAGCATCGATGGCCTTGGCGATCGCGCCATCCAGATCGGTCAGTGCCTTGTTGACGTCTGTGCTTATCGGCAAGACATGGTGTAAGCGCGTGACGCTGGCTGTACCAGGACGACCCGCTACACAGCGCTCGCACCGGCCACAGGCAGTGCCCAGTGCCAAATCACCTTTGCAAACCTGGTTCGAGTAACCACTACTCATGCCTTTCTCCTTTGCCGCATGACGCGACACAATTTGATGATTCGCGAAACGTGTTGCGACCTACGCTGCTAGCTGCAGCTGCTTGTTGAACAACTCTCGGATCTCGCCAAGCCTGGTCATCACCAGCGGCTCACCCTTCAAATGAATCAGGTGGGCCAGCTGGTGGACGATCCCCTCATCCGACAGGACTACACTCGCCGGTAGCTCCTTGAACCAGCACACGAACACAGCGAAGTGCAGTGCCGCGGGCAACTCCTTCAGGAAGCGCTTGTCGGTCATGCCGACGAATCTGGCGTGCTCCTCGCGTAGGTCCTGGTAGCTCGCCGAGTAGTGGTTGCTGCCTATCAGGTACTCCACCGGCCTACCCCTTCACGTCGAACACATGCCCGCGGCGAGCCCAGGCATAGGCCACCACCCCGCCGTGCAACATCACGCCGAAGGGGTTCACCCATTGGCCCTGCATGGCCGTCACGAAAGAACCGAAGGCGCCGATGGCCACCAGGTAGAAGGCGATGCTCAGCAGAGGCTGGTCGATCGGCCGAACTCGGCGCAGGTAGTCACAGGCAGCCAGGGCGACCAGGATGCACAAGACCGCATCGATCACACCCAGCGCCGTTACAAGGATGCTGTTCATATCAGGCACCTCGCGTCGCAGGGAACGACCCGATGACCTTCTTGATGGCCGGGATGATGTTCATCGCGGTCAGGCCCAGCACGAACGCCACCCCACACAGGAGGTTGTCGTCCACTACAAGACTCAGCTTTGTAGCGAGCCAAGCGGTAACGGGCTGAGTCAGGTACACCGAGAAAAAGAAGCCAGTAGCCACAGCCGCGGCCGCCTGGCCCCGAGTCAGGTCCTTCAGGAAACCGAGGGACAGTATCGAGCCAATGAAAGCAGCCATGACCACGCCGTATTTGACCAGCAATACGCTGGCGGCAGTGCTCGTTGGTTCTGCCATTGGGTGTCTCCATGGGGATTAAAAAGGGCCTGCGTTGGCCCGGGCATAGCCCAAAACAAAAAGGCCCCGCTCAATGCAGGGCCTGTGAAGGTGATCAGCGGAGGTGCAACATGCCGCCTGGCCTGAGCTCGACGCGGATAACGTCGCGGACTTGGTCGGCGATTGCCTTGGGCTTGTTGATCTCGCTCAGCAGATCCTTGCCGAGTGGTGTTTCGTTGATCGTGCTGGCCATGGCGTCGAGCATTGAGGTCACGCCGCCAGCCTTCAGTGCATCACCAGGCTGCGGGGCATTCCCGACAGAGCTTTTGATTGCCAGGCGGCCAGCTTCCACCAGGAACTGGGATTCGATTCCGAGCCCAAGGCCAGAGGCGACATATTTCCCGTCAGCCGTGGCTTCCATCTTAACGGACCACATATCGGACAGCCTGTCGGTGCCCGGAGCGATAACCCCCGAACCATTCTCAGGGCCGTCGCCGGTGTAGCCGCCAGAGAAAAAGCCGCCCTGCCGGACCGGCTCTGCAAGCCCCGCTATGATCTTCGCGTTGGTGATCGATGCGCGCTCTACTTCGGCCTCGCTGATGTAGGTCACTCCATCGATCACGATGAAGGGCTCAGGTTGCGCGGCCTTCTCCAGATTCCCGATCCGGATACGGGTCACACCATCCTGAATGAACGTGGCCACGCCATCTTCGATCTTGATGCAGGTTCCGGCCACCTTCGATTTCTCGATGCGGTCAGCCAGCTCTTCCTCAGTCTCGAAGCGCGAGTAGCTGAGGAACAACCGCGGGTTGAACGAATCGTCGCCGTAGTTCGTATCGAACTCCTCGAACTCGGCGGCATGACGGAATTCTTCAGGCACCTTTTGCAGTTCTGCCTGCATGAACTGGAGCAGGTTGGCAGCATTCTTGGGCAGGTCGTACTTGCTGTAGCTGCAAACTTCGACCGACACCACCTGGCGCTCTGGCGCTTTGTTCAGGCCGCCAACCGTGATCGATTTGGCGTTGATCTCGAAGGCGCCGCCGCCCACGAACTTCCAGCCGGAGACACCCGGCACGTAGTCTCTACTCTGCATTGCTGTGCTCCAGAAAAGAAAAAGCCCCAGCGAATGCTGAGGCCCTGAATAGGTGCGCGGTCTTTCCCGCCGTCCGCCGTAGCCATCGCTGCGCCGACACCCTGCTGCATCGGTCTCGCTGCTCAGGCCTCGCACCACCCTGAAAGCATGTGAGGTCAGGGTGCACGGGCTGCCGGTGTTGATTCCGTACGTCGCACTATCCGGCTATCGACGTCCAGGTCTTCCCGAGGGCTGTCCTGGCTACAGGTAAATCAGAAAGCTGGCGAGATATCGAAGTAGTAGTCCTTCCCTTCCTCGAAATGCTCAGCGCGATCGGCAGCCACGTTCACGACGTACTCGCCGTACGGTGTGTACTTGCCATAGATCGCGTCTTCTTCTGCCGGGTTCGCTGACCACACGGCACCAAAGTGCAGGCGTGTTAGCGATTCGGTCGAGCCCTGAACAGGCCCTTTGGAGCGGAGAGTCATTTTGCAGCGGGTGATATGCGTCATCGGTAGAGCCTCGAACGTCGATTGAGCAGGAGGGTCTTTCCGGTCTTTCGCCTGCATTTGGGCAATAAAAAAACCCGGCTCGGTGGCCGGGTTTCAAATCACTTTCTGCGCTGGAGTCACGTTGCGCAATGTAGAAAAAGTACCTGCAAAACCCCACCATGTCAACTAATTACGCTGCATTTTCTTCTTTTTCCGCGTGAATAACCTGCCACACGGGCTGTTGAGCCTGAATATCCACGTCCTGGATGGCTGCGCGGAGAAACTCCCAAACTTCCTTCCAGTCCCGATCCCAATGCTTGGGCTCAATGGCGATACCGTAGAGCTTCAGCATCCCTTCAGCTACCCGCGCCGGCCCCCATGTGGCTCCGCCATTCGCCTCAGCCTTGTACGACTGCAACGCACAGGTGATCAGACAATGCACCTTCGCGGCCTTGGCATCGGTCAGCGATGAAAAATCGGTATCGCCCCAGATCAGCTTCTCGGCGTTGAGCATGTGGACCACGGTCATGCAGGGGTGGTACAGGTAGTGCCCGAATTGCTGCACCTGGAAAGGAAGCGTGTCGATGGCGCGCAGAACCTTGCCGATCGTGGCCAGGTGCGCGGCGCGGGCGGTTGACCGGCCAATCGGCGTGCGGCGAGTCTCGCTGATGCTGATCCGCTGCCCAGGTACCGAGAACTGCGCCGCCTCTTCACCCTTCTCGCTGCCCAACGCTGGGAACCTGGCCTCACGCTTACTGATGCGCCCACCGGTCTTTACCGGCGCCGCCTCTGCCCTTTCAATTGCCACAGCGCTGATCGAAGCGTTCGATTCGTGCTGAGCCTCAGTCCATACTTGCCTTGCGTTGATCAGCTTCATGCTGCTTCCCTCTTCAGTTCTTTGATCAGTTCTCGATACTTGGCCTTCAGTGCCTTAAGCTCGTCGGCGGTGTACTTGCGGGCCGAATGAGGGCCTTCAAGCCACTCAACCTGGTCCTGGCCGATCCGCTTCACCAGCTCAATGCGGTAGTTCACAATGTCGCCGGACTTGTGCTGGTTGCAGGGGACGCATTGCTTGTGGCAGTTGAGCGGCTCGAAGCGCAGGGCGGGGTTGCTGCCGACTGTGCGGTAGTGGCCCGCGTCGTACTTGCCCTGGTGGTGGCGACCACAGCTGATGCATGGGAGCTTGGCGTCTCTCTCGCGCACCCAGGCGTTAAACGCGGCCTGAGCCTCACGCGTGTACTGTGACCGCGGCTTAACGCGCTCCTTGGCGGCTCTCAGCTCCTTGCGCCCTACCTCGGCAAGCGATTTGCGCGCCTTCTCCTGATTGCGAGGTGCATCGATGATTGCGCATGCCGGGCTGCATACGGCCTGGCCCAGGCGCAGGGGGACGAATGAGGCCCTGCACGTAGCAACGCGGCATTTCTTCGGCTTGGCCGGCTTCCTTTCGATGGTCATAGTGCTTTCCTCGCGGCGCGCTCAACTTCCGCTTTCCGCTCGCGGCGCTTACGTTCGAATTCCTCGATTGACCGTTGGCGGCGCTTGTCGATGAAGTGGCCAGCAATCACGCCAATGACGACGGCGAAGAAAATCACAATCCAGAATTGTTCTGACGCACTCATCAGTACCGCCCTCCCCAATTGTCCTTTTGCGTCCACCGCACCTGGTGCTCGGCGCCGAAAGCGTGAACCCACTCGATCAGCTCGCCGCACTGCTTCACGGTCAGCTTGCTGGTGCGCTCGTAGATGACGTCGAAGCCGTTGCCGTCTACCGCCGGGATCATCTGCGGCTGGTCGCCTGACTCGCGCAGCCAGGCGGCCGTCAGGAGGCGCTTCCAGATCAGGACATCCCACTTCTTCCCGGCGTGCTCGACCTGGGCGGCGATATCGGCCAGGGCCGCATGCAGGGCCTTGTTCTGCTCCCCGCTGCGGTCCACTTCGGTGATGGCAAGCTTCTTGGGCTTGGCCAGGTCCAAGCCGGCGATGTAGCCCATGGCCTTGTTGCGGTCCGATTCGTTGCGGATCTGGAGGCTGGTCATGACCACTCTCCATTGCCCATATGGGCTGCCTGCGTTGCCTCAAGGCTGCGCTTTGCGTTCCGCTTTTTCAGACACGCCTTGCAACGCTCCCAGTTACCCATCCCGAACATCGGAGCTTTGTCGTGAGTCGTGGCTTCTGCGCCGCACTCCGACTTCCAGGAGCGATAACGACCACCTGGGCCTATTGCATTTGCAGACACCTGGACGAAGTAATGGGCGCGAAATCCGCTAAAGCACGGCTTGGCCCAGCCTTCCGATTGCTCCATCTTGCCGTCAGATATCTGAATGCCTCGGCGCGTCAGTTCGGCGAATTCGCCTTTGCGCTGTAGATCGAGCACTTCATTCATGTCGATCATGACTGCTCTCCCTTGCCCATGGCGGCGCTGGCCGTGACGCACATGTTCGGGCAGGGCAGCCCCTGAAGGCCGTAGTGATACTCGCCACATGCCAAGCACTTGAGGTCTGGCCCGGTCAGTGGCGCACCCTTGAACGGCGACATATCGTCGATACGCTTGCGCAGCGCCTCGATCTCAGCCAATTGCAGGAGCTCGCGCTCAGTGGATCGGGCGTTCTCGGCCTTGAGCTGGTCGATCAGATCGAAGTCAGGCTGCTTACCGACTGGCGGCTTCCACAGCTCTCCGCCATTATCCGTGTAGCGCAGGCGCTCTAGCGTTCTCGCAGCAGATTGCAAGCGCTCGTTCTCGGCGATTAGGGCAAGGACCACAGCCGGCGGCACAGCCATCCCGTAGTCGTTGAGCGCCTCGTAGTCACCGTTGTCGTTCTGCGCGGCAATAGCCAGGCGCTTCAGTTTGGTGTAATCGGTCATGTCAGAATCCCTCCTTTCCGCGCTGTGATTCCCACTCGAACGGAACAACGATCATTCCCCCCTCCCGCAGGCGATCGACGCAGCGCTCGCCCATGGCGCCCGGCAACTGGTGGGCGTCCAGGTTGGAGATCACCACCGTAGGCCGCTCCTGCTCGTACCGGCCGTTAATGATGGCGAACAGGGTCGTCAGTTCGAAGTCGCTCGGCTGCTCCTTGCTCACGCCGACCTCGTCCAGCACCAGAAGGTCCGGGTCGATCAGGCTCGACAGAATCTCCGCCTCGCTTCGTTCGCTGTGCTTGTCGTACGTGGAGCGGATCGCCTGAAAGATCGCGCCGACCGTGCGGTACACCGCCGTGCGGGACGTGTTGTGCAGTAGTTCGTTGCACATGGCGGCGCCGAGGTGCGTCTTACCCGTGCCGGGCTTGCCGATCAGCACCATGCAGCGACCGGTCTTCAAGATCTCGTCGAAGATCCGCACGTAGTGCTGGCAGAACCGGAGGGCCTGGCGCTGGCCTTCGTTCTCGGCCTGGTAGTTGCCCAGGGTGCGAGTGGTAAAGCGTTTCGGGATCAGCGCATCGCCCAGCTTGCGAGCAAGAGACATGCGCAGTTCCATCGCCTTGTTGGCCAGCTCCGCAGCCTCAGATTTCTCACGGGCGATACGGCTGCACTCCGGGCAATTGCTTTTCAGCTCCCTGCCCAGCACCGCGAAGACTTTCTGCTCGTAGGGACCGTGGGTTTCGCAGTCCGCGGGCTGGATGCGGGTACCCGGCGGCAGTTCTGGAGTCGATTGGATTGGCTCAGAGCGCATAGGAACCGTCCTCCCGCTGGATCAGGCCGGCCTGGTAGTCGCGATCAGCGAAGCCGGTGTGACGGGATTGCGGGAACTGGTGCACGTTGCTGGCGAGCTTTACCTCGTCCTCCCAGCGCCTGCCATTCAACCAGGTTGATGGATGCGGGATGAACTTGCCGCCGTCCTTCACCCAGGGCTCAGATACCGCTTGCTTGGCCAGGCCTTCAGCAATCAGGGCAAACAGCTCACTGGTCACCTTGAGTTTCTTCCAGGCCTTCTCGGCTGCGACCTTGCCCTTCTTGTTCGGGTACAGCTTCCAGAACTTCGGGAACAGGTCGTCACTCGGCGAAGTCGGCAATGCCGGAGGCGTTGACGGGTTGAGGGAATCAGCAGTCAGGAATCCGGAATCAGGAATCAGAGAATCAGCCGGAGCGCTTCCGATTTTGGCAGAAGTGGTTCCGCAAAAATCGGTAGTGATACATCCATCTGATACAGAAGGGATAACTGACTCCGGTTCATTACGGTGCGGGTTCTGATGCTTGCCGAAGTTCTCGACCTGAATGAAGCGTTTTGCACCGACGGTGTAGCGAGTGATGAAGCCTTCATGGGCCAGCCACCGGAGAAGGCTTTCGGCATCGATGTTGTCGCGGTAAGGGAACAGTTCACCTTTGATGCGCAACGGACGATCCTCCAGGCGCCCCGCTTTGTCGGCGAGTAGCCAGAGGCCTTCGAACATCAGGGTAAGCATCGGATCGGCCACGCCGAGAACTTCGTTTTTGAAAAGGGCCGGTTTGATGTTGCGCGCGCGGGCCATTACGCCACCTCCTTATTGGGATCCTGCCCCAGGGAGACAGAAAGGCGGATCAAGTCATCAACCGTGTAAGCCCCTCCGGTCATTGCGGAAAGTTTTGCCGCTCGACCATCAGCAACCCAGCAGTTCGGCATACTTCCGTTATTAGCTAACTGGGAGATGTACTGGCGCGGCACGCCCAACTCTTCAGAAACAGCTTTTCGTCCCCCTGCGCTGTGAATGACGTAATAAAACGCTGTCCTGCGCTCGGTACGCTCGAAAGCCAAGGTTCTGCCGAGCGTGGAGTTGTGAACTATGGTCCCGATGTACACATTGCCAATCTCGTAGGCACCCTCATCGCCAACACGGCACATGCAGTACCCCTCAGACCCACGCCCTCGCTCCTCCCACTTCCCTGACTCAACCCAAACCTGCCACCACTCCCAAAATTTCAGTTTCCACTCGACCTTTCGAATGACGGCGTTCTGGTACTGGTTATGGAATGCCTGGCATGGTGATTTCGAGCCCTGGTTACGATTTCCCTTCACAGAAAGGAACTGCTCGCGGGTGCATCCATACCGTTCCATGTGCTCTTTCTCGCGCTCGATCTTTCTTGCAGCCGATCTCAAAGCAACATTCAAATGGTGGCCACCCTCAGATTTGTCGACGCCCCGTGCGGCAAGGATTTGGCTAATGCGCTGTCGCGTTAGCGAGTACTGGGCGGCAATTTCTGCCAATGTTTTGCCCTGTTTGAAAAGTGAAACGATGGTGGTATGCTTTTCTCTGTCGTAAGACATAGATTTACTCCGCATGCGTTAAGAGAGCCGGGTCACTACCCCGGCTTTTTTTCGTCTCGAATTCGGCAGAGGCCCTCTGGATTACCCTTAAGAGTCCCTGCCAGAGGCCCTCATTGGGGCCACCAGTTGAAGGACCTTGGCCTTCTTCCTTCCAACTTCGGAAAGAGCGCCACAGGCAATGGCGTTTTCCATCACTTCGTTGATGGCGCGACTGAAGTTCCAGCCGTTGGTGCACATCAGTTCCTCTACCCGCTGCCGCGTCTTTGGCGGCAGCCTTTCGAGCTCTACGGTCATTCGGCCCTCCAAAGGGGCTTTAGCCCGCGATATCTTCTTGTTTGTCCTGCATCAGCTCCTCGATCACTCCGTTGGCCACCGCCCACTCGATGATTTCGTACAGGTAGGTCGCGTGCTGCATGCGGGTCTTCGTTGCAGCCCTGCGCAGAATCCGATCAAGAACTGGTTCGAAACGAACCTTCACCGGAATGGCGCGCTTTTGATTGGGGTCCATGTACATGCTTCGTGCTCCTGGCTTCAGAAATGGAAAACTTGGATCAAGTGGGCGGTATGACTACGCAGCAGCGTCTTGCTGACTGGCTTTCAAGGCGCCCTTGGTGATTCGCTCGATCTGGTACTGGCGCAACTCGGGCACCACCTCCCACTGACGGACCGCCTCGTAGGTGACGCTGAGGGCCTTGGCCAGCGCGGAGATAGAGCCGAAATGCTTGATTGCTTGCGACTTGGTCATACCGACCTCCTTTGCTCTTACTCATATTCAAGCATGCTTGTGTTTACAAAACAAGCATGCTTGACAAGCACTCTTGTAGATTGCAGCCATGAAAACCACTGAACGAATCACCAAGCTGGTAATGGCCCGAAAGCCAACCATTAGCGTGCGCAACGTTAAGCGCGATATCGCAACCACATGCGGCATCAGCTATGAGGCCGTGCGTCAGTGGTTCGCCGGCGATACCGAGAACATTAAGAACGAGAACCTGGTAGCAATCTCTGAGGGCTACGACACCACTGTCGATTGGCTCCTGTCTGGCAAAGGTGAGCCACCAAGAAGGAAGGGGGTTACGACGACAGCTGAGGATCCAGTTGGCAGTTCAAGCGCAGCCGATCTAGTCCAGAAGATGCTGGAAAAGCACGGAAAAGGTTTGCCTGAAGAAGCTCGCCAGAAGATCGTTGATGCTGTCGCAGATGGAGCGGCAAGCGGCCAGGCTGGAAACGTAATCTCCGCCGACTTTTCTGGACGCCGCCTGCAGCCAGGCGATATCTCTATCCCGCAATACGACATCCGTGGCGCCATGGGCCATGGCCAGGTGCCCGCCGACTACTCCGAAGCGATCAGGAACGTTGTGATAAGCGAGGATGTGCTTCGCGACAAAGGCATCCAGTACTCGACCGCGGCCAGCCTTGCGATGATTACCGGCTGGGGCCAGAGCATGGAGGGCACGATCAACGACAAAGACCCTGTCATCGTTGATCGAGGTATCAATGAGTTTGCTGGTGACGGCGTGTATGTCATCACTTGGCACGATCTGCTCTACATCAAGCGGCTCCAGGTGCACGACGCCGACCATTTCGAAATGATCTCGGACAACCCGAAGCACAAGGACCGAGTCGTCCCGATTGGCGATGTGATTATCCATGCCAAGGTGCTGCTGGTCTGGAATGCCCGGAAGCTTTGACTCTAAATGACGAAGAAGCAGCCGGCGGATGCCAAGGCAGCAACTGCTGCTGATATCGAGCAATCCATCCAGGCCCTCAACAAAATGGCTGAGCGGCTTTGGGGTGATGGACGAGAGACTGAGGCGAAAGCCCTCCTCGATGCCCTGGATGCGCTAAACCGGGCGCTAGATCGGATCAGGATTGGCGAAAGTCGCAGAATTGTGACTCTCCATTAAGCAGGACTGGCGCGGCGGGGATTTTTAGGAGTTCACCATGAGCCTCACTAAACCGAATCAAAAGCTACGCCGCGACTTGAAAGCCGCTGCATTTTCCCTCGAAGAGGCCGCCCTGGAAATGTTCAGACTGGCAAAACAGCGCGGGGATGTAGAGCTTCTGGAGGCTATGGACACAATCGAAAAGCTGCATGAGCAAGCTGATCGGCTGAAGGCTTATGCGGATGAGGTGAAGGATCAACGTATCACCAGGGTGAAGGCTAATAGCTGATGGGGCTGCTCGACTTTTTATCCGACCTTCTCGGCGGACTCGCTAATCTCCAGCCTTACGAAAAGCCTCGCAGGGTCTTCACGCGAGGCTTTATTGCATTCTGCGTGATGGTGGCTGTTGTTGAGCTGATAGCGCTGAACCAGTTCTATGCAGCGCGCGGATGAGGTGACGGCGGGAAGGTCTGTGCGAGATAAGGACGGGGCATCTGGCTCGGCGGGGATTTGTACAATCAATTGAAGCGCGTAGCGCATGGAGAGATCGGTGAGCGAAAAGGTAACGATTCATGAGCTTACGCATCGAAGGTCATCAATTTTTATTGATGAATACGTAGATCGTTATTCCGCGAGGGTTATCAGCTGGAATGGTGATGAGCGACTGCATGTCACCTTCGGGCGTGATTCACTTGAAGTGATCAGCGAGCCAATTGTTCCTGACCCAGAAAATCCAACGAAGGCGACGCTTGGATCTGGAAAAAGCACCCCGTACCGAAATGATGTGGCCTCACTGACAATGCCGATTGATGTGGCTGAGAAGCTAGCGATCACCCTGCTTAGAATGGTTGCAGACTCTAAAGACAGGGAGAGCTCGGAGTCAGATCAATGAATTTGCATTTTGGTATAGAGTCACATTCCGACCCCTTGGATCATGATGACGGTACTGATGATTTTATCATCGGAAAGTATCGTGCTCAGATTGACGGAGTGGAGGCTCCCCCAAGAGTTTCAATCTCAGCAGGATTCAGTCTCGATGAGCTTGAGCTGCTGCGGCATTTCGAAGAGCTGAGCACGCTGCACGCAGCCGAGATAGAAGCAACGCAGCACAAAATATTGCGTAATTCGATTGCGCACGAACAAGCACTAAACTCTCTTACTGAAAGTGACAATATTTCTCAGCAAAGCGATACTGTGCCCATGAACGACATCACACGCGAAGAATTCAACGCAAAACTCGAGACCATCGAAGCAAGGATGGATGCTCGGGTAGAGTCCGTGTCGTCAAAAATTGATGCGTTTCTTGCTACTCAATCTGCAGTTCAGGTTGAACGAGACAAAGCACAGGCTGAGCGAGACAAGCGTTTCGAGATGCTCGCCGAGCGAGCCACAAAAGCGGCTGAGGGCGCTGAAGAGGCTGCCAAGCAATCCGCAACCGTAAAAGCAAACTACTGGGCCGCAGTTGCTGTTCAGCTCCTGGCGGTAGTAGCCATCCTTGTAGGGGCTTACTACGCAAATCAAGCAAATGTCTTTGGTGCGATGCAGACAACGATGTCGGCATACCAGGCCGGCAAGGATTCGGTAAAACCCAACGAAACACCTCAGCCGCCACCGGCAAAATAGTTCGTAAAATCTCAGCATGCCCGGCCCAGCGCCGGGCTTTTTGTTTCCGCCCTTCCCGTCTCCCGTAGCCCGCCACTGAGCGGGCTATTTTATGCCCTGATTAAAACGGCGGAGGCTCGTCCACCTCCTCCAGCTCCCCTCCTTCGATCACCCGATCCTCATCACTCGGCCTATCCCACTTCAAGGTGACTGTGCCGTCATCGTTGAAGGTCATGTCGATGCCATCGGTTTCGGCGAGTAACTCAAGAACCGCCTCCCATTCCTGATCGCCGTCCGTATCAAGACGGTGGATCGTCACCCAGCGCTGAATCTGCGCCACCGGCGAACCAATCATTGCCGAAACTCTGAGCCCCAACCTCTCCAGGCCAGTTAGCTCTGGCCGCTCCTGCAGCCCCTGGCTCTTCTTCTGCTTACTCATACCGCACCTCATGAATAGCTGTACATGCATACAGTATTAAAAATAAGCACAAGTTTGCTTGCATTAAAAACACAAGCATGCTTTTATAAATGCAAGTCCACTTGCACTTGGACAGGGCCTCGAAAGGGCCTGACCGCTCTTTAACAACCAGCGCAACAAACAACAGACCGCATTGCCTCTACCGGCGACCGGCGATCAGACAGCCCCGAAAGGCTGCCCACGACAGGGAGAACCCTGTACGGCTGACGAAGGTGAAACGCCTGAACCGAGAGAACGACCCGGGCATGCAATGCGCCCCGCCTTCCCCGGCGGTAGTTGGGAGGGATTGAGCTGCGCCGATCGAGAACCGGCGGCGCGGTGAGATACCAGACATTCGATTCAAGCCGATGACGGCCGCCAGTAGCGGGTCACGGCGCCACAGATTTGCTGATGCCGCTTCTATGAGGCGGCATTGGAAATCAACGGAGAAGCGAAATGATCATCATCAAAGACGAGTTCGCAGGCGGTGCACAGGTAAGTATGGAGATGGATAAGGACGCGGGCGAGCTGTTCGTTTTTTATTGCCCTGCTGGTCAGGGATGCAAAGTCAGCAAGTGGCCGCTGGATAGCTATCACATGCCGATTGCGATGGCGTATTACGCGGAATGCTGTGAGCTGGAGACTGCATGACGGACCTTTTCACTGATGCACCTGGTTACCCGGGTGCATTGGGAAAACAACCGAGGCAATGACCATGCTCAACATCAACGAAGCCGAACTGAAAAAATCCATCGTGGCGAATGTCGCCGAACAGTTGCTGCGAGAAGACGAAGACCTCTCCGACCTGGTCGCGAAAGAAGTGAAAAAGCGCATCGACAAAATCTTCGACGAGCGCGTGACGTCGCAGATCCAAAAGGCGATCGACGAAACCATCAACGGTTCGTTCGAGCGCGAATATCGTCGGGTAAATCAGTGGGGTGATCAGGAAGGGCCATCCACCACGCTCCGCAAGGAGCTGGAAAAAACTGTCACCGCTTACTGGAACTGCAAGGTAAACCCTTCCGATGGCAAGCCATCATCCAGCACCTACAGCACTGTGACACGCGCCGAATGGCTCATGACCAAAATCTGCGCTGAGGACTTCACCAAGCAGATGCAGACAAGCGTCAACGCTGTAACCGGCGCCCTCAAGGATGGTTTGCGCAACCAGCTGGCTCAACAGATGGACGCCATGCTGAACGGCCTGTTTCACATCAAGAGCCTGCAAGACCAAGGCAAGGTTGCAAAGCCCTACTGAATCCCTGACAGCCGGAAAGACGGCCCGATCACCTCGAAAGAGGCTGTATCGGGGTGTGATCTGAATACGCAGGCTGATGCGTTGATAGCGGCTACAGCAGCCCCGGTTGCTCGGGAAACTCTTGAAAAGACGCCGTTTAAAAGTCTTTAGAGCAACAAGACTAAGAAGTCGGAGATCAGCACCGGCTAGATCACACCCCGATGCAGATGACCGCCGCCGAGCGGTGAAATCCCGACACGATTCGATCGTGGATCACGCGCCGGCCATCTGCATCACCTTCTTCCAACTACCGAGGAATGCTCGGTAGTTCAACCGGTGCGGAGGATTTGCAGCCATGTAACAGACCACTTCACAGCACGGCCCTCATGACCCGGCTGTCATGTAAGGGGTAAGCCCGGCCATCGCGCCGGGCTTTTTATTGCGAACCCAACAGAAAGCACTCCCTCCGCGCCCAACGGCAATCGGCGGTGCGCGAGTGCTTTCGATTGGATTTGAACCATCACCCGACAAGGAAAACCCCATGAACGCAGAACAGAGCATTCAGCCGCCAGCCATTGGCGACATCTGGCCAGGCCAAGGCGGTATCTATGGCGGCCTTCGTCAATATCCTGAAGGCATGTGCCACGTGGTCTTCGCCACAGAAGACGTAGGGCGACACGCATACGGCGACTACGGCGCATCAACTAAAGCCACCAGCCGCACTGACGGCCGCGCCAACACTGCAATCCTGATCGCTCGCAAGGGCAAGCATCCTGCCGCCATCGCCGCGTCTGCTTACACCGCCGATGGGAACGCCGACTTCTACTTGCCAGCCATTGGCGAGCTGCACCACGGCTGGCAGTACGCGCCTGAGTCATTCGCCACTGATTGGTACTACATCTCGTCTTCGCAGCGCGCCGCCGACTACGCGTTCAGCATGATTTTCGGAGCTGGCCTTCAGGACTTCAACGGCAAGGACGGCGAGCTCCGTGTCCGCCCCGTCCGCAGATTCCTTCAGTAATTCAATTATTGCTTCTGATCTTAAGACTTCTATCGAGGTTTAAGCCATGAAACGCAAGCCATCAAAGCCCCGCCCCAACGTCCACGACTGCGCTAAAGGCCGTATGCATGACGCACCGCGGAAAGTCGTTACCACTATGCCGGGCGGGTATATCGCCTGATTGGAGATTGAGATGAGTGAGTGGAGTTCTGTAAATAACCCACCGCCACAAGCAGGTAGTTACCTGCTCCTGCTTGGCGACCACAGCATGGCCGTCGGTTACCTGGATGCCTGGCGGGAATGGTCGCCAAGTGGTGTCTATGCAACATACGACGGTTGCGGAACAGTTGCTTTCGACTCTAAGCCAACTCACTGGCAGCCACTCCCCGCCCCGCCCACCGAGTAACCGCCACCCTGGAGGCAATCATGAGCGCACTACGCGAAGCACAGTTTGAGTATGACGAGCGCTTGCCGCCTCCAGTGAGTGAGGAGAGCCAAGCCGAAGCCGAATGGCTTGAGACGAACGCCGAGCGCCTCACGCTCGGATATCGCATCGAGTGGGGCTACCGCAAAGCTGACCGCGGCGAAGTCACCCAGGCCGACTACTGGCAAGCGCTTCAGGACCTGGCCAATCAGCGGCAGAAAGATGGCGAAGACGAGATCGACGCCTTCGGCCAGCTTCTGGCCCTGGCCGGCAACTTCGGCAGCAGCGGCCGAATGTTTGACTTGCAGGTATACCTGCTGGGCTCTAAGACGGCTCGCAAGGAAGTAGCTCTTGAGCTGCTGCGACCACACGCAGCAAAGGCTGTAGCCCTGCAGGCCGAGCAGGATGAACTCGAACGGGAGATTGGATGGTGAGTCCGCACATCCTCATCGACCAGGCCCTTGACGGCGCTTCCGATCCGAACAGTCAGTCCGACATCGACGTTTTGGTGCAGGGCCTGATCACCCGCCTGTTCACCGACGACGCCATCACAACCGACGAATTCAATCACTACTGCAAGCGCTTGATGACTGCATGTCAGCGGCGCAAGGAGGCAATGTGAGTACTCCACCGGTAAAGACCTTGATCGATGAGCAGCTCGACGAAATCGAAGCGAAGCTGATCATGCTGGGCTTCGGCCTGCCCTTCAACGAGGTGATCGGCCAGCCACGCGAACGTGCCGTGGCCAGCCTGCCCCAGCGCCTGGCGCCGACGATGAAAGGTGGCCGGATCGCGGTGAGGATTCGGCCATGAAGACCACCTACTGGATCCTGGCAGCTTTCTTGGCGGTCGCACTCATTGCTCAAATCGTCGCGCGCGAAAGTGCTGGCACCTGCCAGCTCCCCGCCCTTTCGACAGGGGCGCAGCGGTGAGCCGTCTACAAAGCGCCCGCCGCGCGGCCTACTGGCGCGGATCTGCAATCACCCTCCTCCTCTGCACCTTCTTGATGTTGCTCGGCGCCCTCGCCGATCGCGTCACTCAGTAATCAACTCCTTCAAGCGCTGCGCACGTCGCGGCAAGGATTCGCTCGTGTCCGCACAAACCGAACTGGCCGTCGTGCCGCCGCAAGAAACCGCCCTCGCCGTTTACAGCACGCCGAACGGTCTTGAGCCATGGCTTCAACAGATCCGCAGCAAGATCGATGGTTTCACGCCGGACATCAGCACCCGCAAAGGCCGCGAGGCAATCGCTTCCATGGCCTACGCAGTCGCCCGGTCCAAAACCGCCCTGGACGATGTCGGCAAGAAGCTGGTGGCCGACCTGAAGGAGGTGCCGAAGAAGATCGACGCCGAGCGCAAGCGCGTTCGGGACACCCTTGAAGCCTGGCAGGAAGAAGTCCGCCGCCCGCTGAACGAATGGCAAGCAGCAGAAGATGCCCGGGTCGACAAACACAACGACGGCATCGAGGCCATCAAGGCCCTGGCCAGGTTCGAGGAGCCGCCGGCGGCTGCCCATGTCTCCCAGGTCATCGCCGACCTGGAGCTGCTGGCTCTCGACGACTCCTGGGAGGAGTTCTTGCCCGAGGCGGCCCAGGCCAAGGATCAAACGCTGATCGCGCTGCGCGGCCTTCTGACCAAGCGCCAAAAGGAAGAAGCAGAGCAAGCCGAACTGGCCCAGCTCCGGGCCGAAGCGGAAGCGCGCGAACAGAAAGATCGTGAGGAGCGCATTGCCCGAGAAGCCGCCGAGTGCGCCCGTATCGAAGCAGAGCAGAAAGCCCAGGCCGAGCGCGAAGCCACTCTGCGCCGCGAACAGGAAGCCAAGGCCGCCGCCGAACGCCGTGAACTGGAGCTGAAACTTCAGGCCGAACAGGCCGAGCGCGCCGCGGCCCAAGCGAAAGCTGATCAGGTCGCAGCTGAGCAGCGTGCCGAGCAAGAGCGCCAGGCGGCAGCGCAGCGCGCTGAGCAGGCTGCCGAACAGGCGCGCATCGATGAACGCCGCCGGGCTGATGCAGCCGCCGCCGAGATTGTGCGGCAGCAGGAGGCCCGCGAACGCGATGAGGCGCACCGCCGCACCATCAACCGTTCCGCCCTTGAGGCGTTTGTCGCCGGCGGCATGACTGAGGAATGCGCCAAGCAGGCCATCACGCTGATTGCCAAGCGCCAGATCCCGAACGTTTCGATTGCCTACTGAGGTCGCCATGAGCAATACAGCACTCGCCGAGAAATCTGACGCTCGGCAGATCGCCTCCCCGGGGATCACCAGCGAGTCAACCGCAATGCTGACCATGATTCAGCGTGCTGCTACCGATCCCGCCTTCGACGCAGACAAGATGCAGAAGATGATGGAGATGTACGAACGGCACACGGACCGGACCGCTGCAGCGGCTTTCAACGCCGCGATGGTCAGGGCTCAAGCCGAGATCGGCCCAGTGTTCCGCGACAAGTTCAACGCACAGACGAACAGCTCTTATGCCGCGCTTGAGTCGATTGACCGGAAAATATCGCCGGTCTACACGGCTTACGGCTTCTCACTGTCATTCGGCACTGGAGACAGTCCGCTGGCCGGCCACATCCGCACGGTGTGCGACTGCATGCATGAGGCTGGCCACACGAAGCAGTACCACGTCGATCTTCCGATTGACTCGGCCGGCATCAAAGGCAGCGTGAACAAGACAGGCGTCCACGCCAGTGGTTCGACATACAGCTATGCCCGGCGCTATCTGACGATGATGATCTTCAATGTCGTCCTGACCAATGAGGACGACGACGGGAATGGGGGTCAAACGCAAGGCCTTGGCGAACTTCTAAACGAGTGGATACCAAAGGCTTATGCAGCAGAATCGAAGGACGCGCTTACCGCTATCTGGCAGGCGGGAGTGCAGTTCTCCCAGGACCTGAAAGCAACCGACAAGCAGACGGCAACCGACCTCTATGAAGCCTTGAAGATTGCCGTCACCACACGCGGCCAGCGACTCAACCAATCGCCAGAAACTGGAGGTCATCAATGATCATCCTCAATTGCGCCCAAGGATCTCCCGAGTGGCTGCAAGGCCGAGCCGGGGTTATCACAGCCAGCATGTTCAGTACTGCTCGTTCCAAGGTGAATGGCCTGACTGCCCAGCAGCGGACCTATGTGGATGCGATGCTGGCAGGCCATAGCGAGTCCCGCGCTCGTGACCTGGCAGGCTATAAGGCGGCACCGAAGGCAGAGGTCGTTCAGCGTGCTCTGGATGGCGAAAAAGTTGGAGAGCCATCCAATGCCGCACTGACCTATGCCTTCGAGCTGGCCGTTGAGCGAATCGGCGGCGCACCGCTGGATGGAGGGTTCGAGACCTGGCAAATGCGTCGTGGGCACGAACTGGAGCCGGAAGCGCGCATGGAGCACGAAATTCAGACCGGCCTCATTGTGAATCAGGTCGGACTGGTGAAAACCGACGACGGAGTTTTCGGCGCAAGCGCAGACGGCTTCATCGGCGAGGATGGCGGCGCTGAGTACAAGTGCTTCCTCGCTCCGGACAAGCTCCGCGCCTTCCACATCGACAACGATGCAAGCGACGTCATAGACCAGGTGCAGGGATGTATGTGGATCACTGAAAAGAAGTGGTGGCACATCGGGATGTACTGCCCACTTCTTAAGCCGGTCGGCCGCCAGCTCTGGCTGCAAGAGTTCAAGCGCGACGACGACTACATCGAAAAGCTCGAGGAAGACCTATGGCAGTTCAAGCTGCTGGTCGATCAGTACGAGGCCAAGCTGAGGAGCAAGGCAGCATGATCAGCACCGAGCTCAGCACCATCAAGATGAAGGATGCGCAGCGCGCCGACCTGGCCGATTGCATCGCGACCTTCTTGTCCGCCGGCGGCGTCATTCTGGAGGCGGATATTTCCACCTCCCCTCCGCAGAAGTCCGCCTACGGGCGCCAGAGTACGCCGAACTTCCAGCGGCCAGCCGTCAAAGAGGACTCCGATCAGCGGGCAGCGCGCATCAAGAAGCTGGCCAAGACCCTGAACCGGAACGAGATCTGCGCAAAGGAAGGCATAACCCTCGGTGTTCTCAAGGGCATTGCCAAGCGCTACGACATTGAGTTCTTGGCGGGCCCTAAGAAGGCGCGCGCGCCGAACCGGGCCACGCCAGAAGCTGAAGTCCTGATGGTTATACGGATCAAGGACTGCATCGCACAGAGCATCAACCGCCAGCAGTGCTGCAAGTCTCTGGGCATCAGCTCGACGCTTCTCTACCGGTTAATCAAGGAATACAGCATCGACTATCCGACACTGAAGCCGGCGTTCCGATGAAGCGAAAACCCCAACAACGCAAACGACAGACCTGGCTCGCACTGCCGGCCAGCGGAATCGAAGAGGTAGGTCATGGCCAAGACTGGAAAAGAACGATCGGCCAAAGCAGCGCTGAAGCGGATCGAGTACGACGAGAAGGAGCTGCGGCACCGGTGCCGGCTCGGCACCCGCAATATCCTCGAGGAGATCATGGCTTGGAACGAGGACACCGAACAGGCTTCGGTGATTGAGGGCTGTCTGCGGTACGTGCACTCGCTCGGGCCAGAGGGTGCACGCGATGCACTGAAGGCGCGCCACGAAATCGTTATTAGCGAAAACGTGGCGCGCGACTTTCACATTCAAAGCCTGGCCGAGCTGAAGCGCGACCCGGGCGATGAACAATTACTGCCTATGCTTTAGCTCTCACAGAGGCAATGGCTTTCTCAACCTCGTTCCATGCATTACCGACATGCGGATGCTCAGCTTGCCGATACTTTGAGTTATCCAGAATCAAAGCCTTGGCCTTTTGGCTGATTTGCACAAGATCCAGTTTGAGATCTTGAGCGGCGCCCAATACAGCAATGAGTGCTTGATCCAAAGCAATTTCACGATCTGTAGCCATTTTTAAAACTCCCTTTAACCCGGTTCCTTGCCGGTCACCCGTAATACCCCACCTCTACCCAAATTGCCACCATCCGCTGCGCATCCGGTCCCGGAGGGCGGCGCATACCTGGAGAAACACAATGACCCAAAATGTACCGCAGTCCATCGCCGCCTCCGATCTGCCCGAACGCGGCCAACCCCTTGCCGGCGGCATCTTCGTTACCCGCTACTGGCTCAACGGCGAAGAGCGCGCCCTGGTACTGCTCGACGACGAGCTCAGCGGCGTATGGGGTAAGTATGGCGAAGATGTCGCCGGCGCGAAGAATTACAGCGACGGCGAGGCAAACACTCGAGCAATGGCCGAGGCCGGCAGCGAGATCGCAATCAAAGCCCTGGGGCTGGGCGCGCATATCCCTTCCTGCCTTGAGGGGCAGCTGGTTATGGCGGCAAAGGCTGATGGTCTGGTGACGCTGCGCGAGGATCGCTTCCACTGGCTGAGCACGCAGCGCTCCGCCAACAACGCGTTCGACATGGGTTTCGGAGTTGGCAGTCAGGTCAGCGGCGTCAAGTACTACGAGCTCCGTGTCCGCCCCGTCCGCAGACACTTTATTTAATCCTTCATTCATTCGTTCTTGATCCGGCACCAGGGCGCAGCAGCGCCTTTTTTGTTGCCTTCGAAAAGAGGAAAGACCATGTCCGCAGCAGCTCAAGCAGCACCAGTTGAAACCGCACTCCAACTCCAGATTGGCCAGCCATACGGCGGCGGCTTCTTCACCGGCATCGTTCGCGACCCGGATACCGGCCTGGAATACCGCGTAATCACCGCCGGCGCCGAGCACGAGCTGGTGGGTGAATGGGGCGAATATGGCGTGAAGATTGATGGCGCCGACAGCTTCACGAACAGCCGCGCAAACACTGAGGCCATGGCCGCCGCTGGCAGTGATCCGGCACAGAAAGTCCTGGGTCTGACTATCGACGGATACAACGACTGGGCAATCCCCGCACGTGACGCTGAAGAGTTGCAATATCGCCACTTCAAACCGACAGCCGACAGCAACTACTGCTGGGGACGCGATGGCGATAACCCGAACAGCGTCCCGGTGGGCAAGCTGTACACCAAGGAGTTTCCGGCGCAAACCAAAGTTCCAGGTTTCCAGGCTGGTGAACCTAATGCCTTCCGGCCTCGGGCGTACTGGTCCTCAACGCAGCGCTCCGCCTACTTCGCGTTCTACATGCTTTTCGAAGATGGCAATCAGTACTACGACGCCAAGGGCTACGAGCTCCGTGTCCGCCCCGTCCGCAGCGAGCTTATTCAGTAATTCATTCCTTTAATCCGGCCGCTTGCGGCCGGTTGCTCTTGGAGAGCAAGCATTATGGCGACCGACAAAGAAACCCTAAGAACTCGATTGAAGGCGAAGTCTGTTCAGGATGGCGATTGCCTTATGTGGACTGGATCAACTCTTGGGAAGCATAAGTATGGCGGCCTGAAAGTTGGCCGAACAATGTTGTACGCCCACAGGCTTTCATATGAGCTTTCAAAGGGAAAGATTCCAGATGGAATGGTTGTCATGCATACCTGTGATCGGCCTGCCTGTATCAATCCTGACCATCTTGTACTTGGCACGCAGAAGGAAAACATGGAAGACATGTACTCCAAGGGCAGGAATGCCCCAACAAAAGGCGAAATCAATGGTCGGGCGAAACTCACATCCGAACAGGTCAGCGTAATCAGAAATAGGTTTGTGCCTTATTGCCGCAAGAACGGAAGCGTAGCCATGGCCCGCGAGTACGGAGTCACACACCAAGCGATTCGCTCAATTGTTCGCGGCAAAACCTGGAAGCACTTGGCATAACCGCAAACAGCTACTTCGGCCTGCTCGGCCAGGCTAGCCATAGCCAGAAGGACCGAGCCGCACTAGCCCGGGTCGTGCTCAAACGTGGCCATGGCGTCAACGGCGATCTGACCAAAACCTACCCGAAAAAGTAACCCTCACTTCAACGAATCACGCCTGCCGGCGAGGCAGGTGAGCGCCTGGAGGTTAACAATGTCTACCCCCCCTCCGCATCAAGCGGATTGATCTGTCGCGCCCTCGCATCCGTAGGCGCGTTCTGCGGGCCCTGAAGAGGAGCTACCAGCTCACCGGCGGGCCGATCACCAGGGCCTGGCTGTGCACGCCCGGAACCCTGACCTTCAAGCTCGGCGAATGGCGAGGTCACTACAACGCCAAGAATGAATGGGTGCCGATATGACACCTCATGAGTTCATCGAGAAGAACGTGCACGACGAACTGCGCAAGCTGAAATTCAAGGAGTCGATCTGCTTCACAGTGAGCCGCGATGCCGTCGACTACTACCGCCAGCGCAGCATGTTCAGCAAGAGCGTTGTGCTTGACGTGCTGGCCTGGTCGAAGAAGCGCGCAAAAGAGATGTCGCGCTGAGCCCTACTCTCCTTCAAAGAAAACGCCATCCGGCGAGGATCCTCTATGCAATCAGCAATCGACCTGTTCGCCGGCCTCGGTGGATGGAGCACTGGCGCGCGCGCCGCAGGCGTCCAGGTTCTCTGGGCGGCAAACCACTGGCCGGACGCTGTGGAATGGCACAGCGCAAACCACCCTGACACCCAGCACGTTTGCCAGGACTTGCATCAGGCTCGCTGGGACCAAGTACCAGCTCATGACCTGCTTCTGGCGTCTCCATGCTGCCAGGGCCACAGCCCGGCTCGCGGGAAGGCCAATGGGAACCCACAGCATGACTCGTCGAGGTCTACAGCCTGGGCCGTTGTCTCCGCTCTGGAGTTCCATAGGCCGCAATTCAGCCTCGTTGAAAACGTGCCTGAGTTTACGAACTGGGCTCTGTATCCGGCTTGGGTGCAGGCCGTCCAGGCCCTGGGCTATCAGGTCGCGCCGCATGTCGTTGATTGCGCTGATCTGGGTGTGCCGCAACACCGCGTCCGGCTGTTCCTGGTGCTGACGCGCAGTCAGGCGCCGCTGATGCTCGAGCTGCACAAGCGACAGCATGTCCCTGCCGCCAGCTTCCTCGACTTCGACTCTGGGCGCTGGTCGCTGATCGAGAAGCCGGGGCGGGCTCAGGCAACCCTTGACCGGGTGCGAAACGGCCGCCTGCGATTCGGCGAACGGTTCATCATGCCCTACTACGGCAAGGGCTCCGGCACCACCGGCCGCGACATAAACCGCCCGATCGGCACTATCACAACCCTGGACCGTTGGGCACTGGTCGACGGCGGCCGCATGCGGATGCTCAGCGCAAACGAGGCCTTGGCCGCGCAGTCGTTCCCGGCTGACACGCTGCGCCCGGATAACCACCGGCTGACCATGCACATGGCTGGAAATGCAGTGCCGCCCCTGGCGGGACAGCGAGTTATAGAGGCCTTGTTGAAAGCGGCTTAACCACGCTCGGCCACCAGCTTCGCCCCCAGCTCCCGGCCAGCGACCTGGGCCAGGCCGCGGTCGGCGAAGGTCCGATCACCTGCAACAACTGGCACCACTACTTCCCCGCCCCGCTTCACCTCGACGTTGATCCGCCAAGTCTCCCGGCCTTCCTCGTCTTTCTCGCACTCCATGTAGTTCCGCCGCGACATGTGCCTACCTCTTCAGGAAAGGCGCCATCGTAGCACCTCAACTGCCCGGGCATGGCCCGGCAAGGACTCCCCATGCCTACAGAAAACAAACCGGCCGAGCCGTTTCAGCGCGAAGACCGCTACATCGTCATCAAGCGCAGTGACCTGGACAAGATGTCGCCCTTGGACCGTGACGTGGCCCTTTCCAATCTCGAGCATGTTGCCGCGCTTCTTTTCGGCTGGAACGCACCTGAGCGTAAGTGCCTGGTCATCGAAAGCGACTGGCCGGAGTACGAGCCGGCCTGGCAGATGGTCGAGCGGCGCATGACCGGGCAGACGCCGGTAACCGCGGCCGAAGAACTGGACGCCGTGCTGCACTGGCGCGGCAAGCATGCCCAGGTGATTCGAGAACGCGCCGCCCTGCAGGCCGACCTGGATGCTCGCGATCAGCGGGTGGATGAGCTGGAGGGATTGTTGCGCCTTGCGCGCCAGTTCGTCGTCAACGGCATCGACCTTGGCTACATCAAAATGCCTGACGTCGACACTCCGGACCCAGCGCACGACCTTGTGCCGAAGATCGACGCCGCCCTCAACCCCACCCCGAAGCCCCACACCTGCTGCGGCAGCTGCCCGGCATGCACCATTGGAGCGAAGCCATGAGCAAGCTGTCATACCGCATGCAGGACAGGCTGAGGGATCTGCACAAGCGCCCTGACGGGTACTACGGCAGCTGCACAAACTCAACTATGAACGCGTTAAAGAAGCGTGGCCTTGTTGATATCGAGTGGTCAGAGGTGACCGGCAGCATCTACCGCCGCGAAAAGTGGGTGATTACACCGGCAGGCGTGGCATCACTGGAGACAAAGTCATGAGCAATAACGAAATCAGCGTGCCGCGTGAGGCCTTTAAGTGGGCTATCGAGCAGCTGGAAGAAGATGGCAATAAAGGGTGCGGCTACTTCGACAGTCTGCGCGCCCTTCTCGCTGCGCCTGAGCCGGTATGGAACCCACACCCAGCCGAGGCGAATCTTGCGGCGCTGCTGATCCTGCTTGCGCAATCAGGGGTGAAAGTATCGGGCGGCATTGGTGATGAGCCTTGGAGCGTCGAGCCAGCCGTCCAGCACTAGGGCGAGCCGGTGGCGTATGAAAAGCCCAACTGGGACAACCATTACGGATACCCGGGCGGGTACGTGGATTGGGGCTATGCGAAGGATGTGAAGGCCGTGCTTGATCATGTCGAGTCGGTACTTGATGCGGTTCCAGAAGGCCCGCTCTACGCCGCGCCGGTAGCGGTGGTGCTGCCACCTCGCAAGCCAGCTCACGCCATAGCCCCCGACAACGACATGCGAGCCCGGCTTGAGTGCAAGTACAAAGGCTACAACGAAGCGCTGGATGATGTAGCACGCCTAAATGCCGGGCCGGTAGCAGATGAAGACTGGCACATGAACCCCTGCAAGCAAGGTCACCTCGATGTCGGTGCCGGCGGCGGTGTAGCGAGCTGCTACCAGTGCGACGAGAAGATCACGGCAGCCACCACGCAAGAAGCCTTCAAGCTCTGGAACGCGGCACACCCCAAGCCGTAACCCCTCCCCCTTCAACTCTCTCAACTCGGCAGCAAGCCGAAAGGACAAGTCATGCCTGAAGAAAGCACCAAAGGCCTGCGAGAACAGATCATCCAGTACATGACCGAGAAAAAAGATTATCGAACCACAGGCATACCGACATGGTGGTTCAAATTCTCCGTTCCTGGTGGAACTCCGAAGATCCGGAGGGAGCTGGAAAAGATGGAACGCGAAGGACTCGTTGAGTCCGACCACCGCCAGAGCAACAACACCCTATGGAAACTCATGGAACCCGTCGACGAGGTGGCGCCATGATCCTGCTCGCTATCCCCGCCCTGCTGTTTATTGGCTGGAACATCTACACGGGGCCGAAGCGATGAAGGCTCTGTCAATTCGCCAGCCCTGGGCCTGGCTGATCATGCATGGCGGCAAGGACATCGAGAACCGCAGCTGGCACACGAAGTTCCGGGTCCGGTTCCTGGTGCACGCCGCCAAGGGCATGACGTCGCGAGAGTGGGTAGCCGCCAGCGATTTCTGCATTGCTCAGGGTATTCACGACACGCCGTTCGATATGCCTTCTGACGACGATCTACTGCGCGGCGGCATCATCGGATCGGTTGAGCTGGTCGATAGCCTCGATACCAGCGACTCGCCCTGGTACATGGGTCAGAGGGGATTCCTGCTACGCGATCCGAAGCCACTGCCGTTCACGCCGCTCAAGGGCCGACCGGGCTTCTTCGAAGTGCCTGACGAGCTGATCACGCAATAGGAGTTCGCAACAGCCCGCTAGCAGTCGGCGCAGGCCAGGACAACGGGCCGGGCGAACACTCTCACAGTAGCCGCGCGCAACGCCGGCGTCTGCAAGACCTTTCCGAAACAACCACTCAACTTTCAGAAGCCTGCCGAGCGCGGGCGAGGATCTCATATGCCTGTAATCACTTGCCAGCATGGCTGCTCAATGGGTATTGGCACAGATGAATGGGTCGAAATCTTGACCCTGGATCAGTTGCGTTACGCCCGCGATCAGATGGATAAAAAGATCAAGACAGCCGAGGCTCAACCGAAGCGCTGTGTTTGGCGCGTCTGTCGCGGCGGCCTGGCTGAGGAGAACTACCGCGAGGAGGACTTCGAGAAAGCAGCTGAACACCTGGTACGCATCTTCAAGGAACACTTCATCGAGGAGGCAAAGGCGTTCGTCGACCATCACTACGGAACTCTGCGTTTCGAGCGTGAAATCCCGCATATCTCTGTCGAGCTCGCTACCCAGTTCGAATATGACAATGAGTGGTTTCCGGCCGAGACCTGACCACCACCACCACCACCACCACCACCACCACCACCACCACCCTCTATCAATCACACCGGCCGGAGACGGCCGGCGAGGAATCCCCATGAACACCGCATTTTTGCTTATGGCCCAATACAACGGCATGGCCATCATTCCCCTGGAACGAGTGTGCGCTGATTACTTCAGCCACCTGACGCCTGAGAAGATGAAAAACAAGGTCGCTTCAGGCGAAATCGATCTACCCCTGGTCCGCATTGAAGGTAGCCAGAAGTCAGCCCGAGGCGTTCACCTGAACGACCTCGCCAGTTACCTGGACGCCCAGCACCTGAAAGCGAAGACTGAGCATGAAAAACTTATGGGCAGACGCCTACGAAGCGTTTGCTGATCTCTTCTGGGCCTCGATCACGGGGCCCGATATTATCCTCTCCAACCATGGCCAGTCCTTATATGGATCGCCATTCCCCCGCAGGTGCGTATAGCGCCGCATCGAGTTCCAATCCCGGTGACCGGAAACAGAGGCCACTTTCGGGATATCCCACCCCATTTCAAACAGTCGACTGATGCCGTCATGGCGAAGGTCATGAAAATGCAGGTCCTCAATCTCCAGGAACAGACAGGCCCTGGTGAACGAGGCAGACACCGACTTTGCGACGTAAGGAAAAACCTCATCGGCCACCCGCGGCATCGACATCATGATTCGCCAGGCCTCATCAGGTAGGTGACACCAAACGTCGTTGCCGTACTTCTGGCCGGGGTTCTTCATGTCCGTGATCAGAACCATCTGCTTGGCTTCATCCATGCTATCCCAGCGAATACGGGTGATTTCCTCCTGTCGGCGAGTGGAAAAAAGCGCGAAACCGATCATGCGCACCATGTCGATTTCCTGCTTCCTCCTGTCGCGCATCTGCTCGTAATACTCCAGCAGCGTATCCAGCTCTTCCAGTGTCGGCCGGCGGTCGCGCTCGTTGCTTCTGGATACCGCGCCCATCTTGCGCAGCACCTTGCGCGCGTCCGGCATAGCCAGCGGATCAATGTCATAGCCCCAGGCAGGCCTGGCCACGGACAGAACGGCCCCTAAGTGGGCGAGATCGTTACCAACAGTCTGCGGCTGGACACCAGCTTTCAGCATTCGCTCATTGGCGTACTCGACCAGTTTCTGGCTGGTTAGATCCTTATCTTCTACCATCCCCAGCCAGCTATCGCCGATTGCCTTCAGCGTCGCGCGTTTGGTCTTACCCAGCGGCCGGAGTTTTTCGTACTCATCGAGGTAGCGAACGATCATTTCCTTGAGCGTCACGCCCTTCCTGGAAGCTCTCGCGATTGCCCCAGGCTCCGCCATTTCCGTTTCAACGCGCTTGATCCAGGCCTGGGCCGTGGTCTTGCGGTCGAATGTTTGGCTTTCCTGATAAACTGTCACGCCCTTCTGCATGATCCGGACCTGGGCGTTGTACGCAACAGACCCGTCCTTCCGCTTGCGAACGGTGATAGATCCCAT